TAATGACAATTTTGAGTCCGACAAGCGATTTATTGAAACAGTTGCGGAATTAAGGATATACACAATTGAACTAGTGATAGAGCTTCCTGTAAATACAAGTTCTAAAGTAACCTATAGGAATTATAATCGTGTACTTTCATGATCTTTGAAATCCAAAAGTCCACGTTTAAAGAGACATAAAACTAACAAGCGTAGTTTCAGCTAATCTTAATAAACTAAACCAAAACAACTTACGATGGATACGACAAAATTCAAATATGTCGTTGGAGAAGCCAAAACCAATGAAGTTTGCGACATTCGATTCTTTGATGCCGTAAACGAGTATAGTGCCAACGCATTCAACTCAGAGTTCTTATGGATAGAGAGCTACATAAAACCAAGCAAGATCAGGATCCTCATTAATAGTGAAGGTGGTTCTGTTTTGTATGGTATGAGTATGTTCTCAGTGATCAGAAACTCATCGATTCCCACGGAATGTATAAACGAGGGTCTAGCCGCCTCTATGGGTTCTATTATCTGGGCCGCAGGAGACAAATCTCTAATGAGGGATTATGCGATCCTAATGGTCCACAACCCTTTCAATACTGCTTCCGATCAAGACGATAAGTGCAACACCGAAGACGGATGCAAGACAAAGGCCAAAACCGAGGAACCTGATTACGTGAAAGCCTTCCGGCAACAGATCGAGATGATCTACATGAAGAGATGGGGGTTCAACAAGACCAAGGTAAAGGAGATCATGTCTGGCAAGGAAGATTCCGATGGTACGTTCTTCACGGCTGAAGATGCGGTTAAGGCGGGCATCATCCCAGCGGAGAACGTGATAAAGACCTCAAAACAGAAAATAGAGAAAGTCAAGAACGCAATAGAGGGCATTACAGACAGCCATATCCTCCAGAACACAATCACCTCTGTTTGCAATGAGCTATCGCTTAATGACACTCTAAATAAGGTAAATAAACCTTTAGATGATAGTATCTCTAATCTTAATAAAAACAAACAAGAACCTACGGAAGTAGAAAATAAAACCAAGACAAATAACATGGAAGAAAACAAGACTATTGATTTCAATTTTGGTGCTGTTGTCGCTTCTCTTGGTTTCAAGGAAAAAACAGAGGTCTCACAAGTCATGGCACGAATCACGGAATTGGTTGGTGTCGAGAATAAATTAACGGAGGCTAACAAGACTATCGATTCCTTGAAAATCGAGAAAGAGGGAGAGATCACCAAGAACCAGAACCTGACTAAAGAGCTAGAAAATGTTAAAGCAGAATTGAAAACTTACAAGGATGCTGAGAAAGAGGTTATGAACCAGAAAATCGCATCTATGGTCCAAGACGCTATTCAAGCCGGTAAGATCGAGGATTCAGCTAAACAGAACTGGATGGACATGGCGATGAAGAATTTTGATTTGGCTAAGGCAACGTTGGATTCTATCCCAGCCAGAGATAAGATCTCCACAGAGATTGAAAACGACAAGGATAATGTGGAAAAAGTGAAAGATAGTGTCCATACGGTAGAGGCTAAAATGGCCGAACAGGTAGAGGCTGTCGTTGGCAAGGACTTCACTTTTGGGTCACTTAAGTAAAAACAATAACTAAAACCTTAATAATTAATTTATGGCAAGTGTAACTTTTGCACAAAACTCATACGCAGGTGAAGTCCTAGAGGACCTGCTGACCTATACCGCCCAAGGCAATGATACCTATAAGGAGGGTTTGATCCATATCAAGAGTGGTATCCAATACAAATACACCCTTCCTTCCGTAAGTTTAGGTGAGATCATCCAAGATAACAAACCAACCCCAACAAGCCCGACAGATTCCAAAGGAACATACACGTTCCGTGAACGTTATTTGGAACCGAAGGATTTCATGGTTTATCTAGAGTTCAATCCTCGTGACTTCGAGAAATACTGGATGTTCGCTCAACCGGATGGTAATTTAGTATTCCGTGAGCTTGACCCGAAAGTACAGGCAACGATGTTACGATTGTTGATGGACAAGAAGAACGCCTTTATCGGGGACGCTATTTGGCAATCCGTAAAGGGTGGAACTGCGGCTATCACGGATACGTTGACAAAACCGACAAACGGCGTTGATCTGGGAGCGGGTTCCTATAAGTATTTCGATGGAGCTATCTATCGTATCTTGGCCAACCTAAAGGAAAGTATCAATGGAGAAACTGCGGTATTGGCTGGTAATACAGAATTGGATACTGGCGAGAAGATCGAATCTGCCATGTACACGATGTGGCAGAAATGTCCTTACCAGATCAGAAAGAACAATCTGGTTTACATCATGGACTGGGCCTCTTGGGACTTGTATGATCAATACGTAACATCCAAACAATACAAGTACAACGACAATACCCAAGTCAACAAATATATGTTCAAGGGTAAGAGAATCGTTCCTATCGTAGGCATTCCGGAGAGCACTATCGTTCTTGGTAATTTCAGTACCGGAATGGACTCTAACTTATGGATGGGCGTTGATTATGCCAATGATACGGAGGTATTGAAGATCGATCGTTTACAAGCCAACTCTGAGCTATACTTCTTCCAGATGAGAATGAAGATGGATGTTAATATCGTACGTCCGGCAGAGATCGTAGTTTGGACAGCGTATAAACTGACCGCCAAAGCATAAGACCAAACAATAACCAAAACCGATAAGGGGCGAGGCCAAGTCTCGCTCCTTTTTTTATATACATAATATTAAAATGGCAAGAATCAAGAAAGAAGCGGAAGAGATTACCGAAAAGTCTCTGCAAACCACAATTACAGAAGAAGCGCCAATCATTGAACTGACTGGCGATAAGATTGAAGGCATGGAAGAGAGCGCTCCCCTAAAGACCCTTCAAGAACCAACTCCCCAGATCATTCCAGATAATATCAACAAGATATTGAAAATGTACACTGGATACGAGGAACTTTATATTGATAATAAGGGTGGAGCTTATACGATCCAGTACCCGAACGCTCATTTATATCAAAATCCCTATCATAAAAAATAAAACATGGCAATAGGAACAGTATCTTTCATCAGAAAAGACGGCAATCTCACACCAACCTCTGTTGGTAACGATCATATCAGCGGATTGATCTTTGACATCCCAACCGATACGCAGATGCCCTCTAACGTAAAAATCGGGGACGTTATCCAGTTGTTCTCCGTTAACGAGGCTGTGACATTAGGTATTACTGAATTTGAAAAAGATAAATCAAACTTTCTCTATGGTATCCCTTATTTTCATATCTCAGAGTTTTTCCGCATGAAACCGGATGGGTCATTATATGTAATGTTCGCCGATTGCTCAAAGAACTGGAACGCAATCAAGACCATCCAGTCTGTAGCTAAAGGAGATATTAAGCAGCTAGGAATCTGGACATCACAAAACATTTGGTCTGTAGCATCCAGCTCAGAAGATGATTATTCGCTAAATCTAGTGGCCGATATCAATACGATCGCCGAAGAGCTAGCTAACGAGCACCGTCCGTTATCAGTATTATTAACAGCTAACTCCACATCCGCAGATTCCACGGGATCTATCAAGACCATTGATTTGGTAAAGATCCCATCTTGCATAGGAGATTTTCCACGTGTGACAGCATTGTTAGGGCAAGGTAAATCCGAGCTATTAAGACAAATGCAAATCGAGAACCCAAAGCACTCTTCTATCGGTTGCGTAGGCGTGGCCTTGGGTTGTGTAGCGGAAGCAAAGGTGTGTGAGTCTATCGCTTGGGTAAACCAATTCAACCTGACTTCCAAACATATGAGCGAGATCGAGTTCGGGTTCGGTAATATAGAACTTAACGACACTGGAGAGGATTTTGTCAGCATGTTGCAATTCGAGGCATTGGCTCCAGCACAAATTGACGAGATTGAGGAAAAAGGATATGTCTTCCCTATCAAATACGCAGGAAGAGCAAATGGTACTTATTTCTCAAAAGACAGGACTTGCTCCAATGGTGATTATAGGACCATCGCCAGAAACAGAGCCATCGATAAATCAAGGCGTGCGATTAGAAACGCCCTCCTTCCCTATTTGAACTCACCTGTACTGGTTAATCCTAAAACCGGATATCTGGCTGAGATCGAGATCAAGAAATACCAAAATGTTGTCAAGAACATCCTAAGCACGATGGAAGGTAATAGCGAGATCTCCGGATATAGCGTATTGGTCTCTTCAAACCAAAACATTCTATTGACCGATACATTAAAGATAACATACGCAATCGTTCCAGTAGGCGTGACATCAAAGATCATCGTAGAGGAAGGATTCGCTTTAACTAACGCTTAAAAACAACACATATGGCAGATAGTACTACGACACTTATTAATGGCCGTGCTTATGATTGGTCCATGATCGAGGTCAATTTCGGGTTCGCCTCATCGTCCGAGGCGATCTATGGAATCAAGGCCGTAAAATGGGAAAGGAAAAGAAAAGTAGAAAGCAACTATGGTATCGGTTCCCAACCAATCTCACGAGGTTACGGCAATTGGACATACACAGCCTCCATCGAGCTTGATTACGCCACGCAGGTAATGTTCCAAGAAGCTTCTCCGGATGGTACGTTGATGGGACTTGGAGAGTTTGATTTGATCGTTCATTTCGCACATCCAGATGACGGACGAACAGTGACAACCACCTTACAGAAGTGTATCTTCTCTGAGGATGGTATGGAAGCAAAACAAGATGACACGGATCTTTCTAAGGAATTCGATCTTAATCCGGGAGGAATCGATCCTAGGACATAATTATAATAGTAGATTAAGGGGAAACAGATATACTTTGTTTCCCCTTTTTTTATTTATAACCCTCTGATAGACTACAAATCTATAAACAAAACAAATTTCCATGTTATAAAACATAACCATGTCGAATAAATGAAAATTCATGGATAATCTATCATCTATTCACTATATTTGTTTATTCTTAAATCTAAGTATCATGGTTAACATTATTTCTTTGACAGACTCATGGGGTACTCAAAAAGGAGGCATAAATTCTTTCAATTATGATTTACTGTGTTCGCTAGCAAAATTGGATTTGGAAGATCTATCTCTTTATTGTGTAGTATTAAATATAGACAAAGCAGGATTAGAAGACGCAGAAGGCAAAGGTATTAAAATTATAAACCTAAAGTCACAAGAGTTTAGTGATGCCTTTGTTCCATTCATTCTAAAATCTATTAATGGAGAAGATGCTAAGAACTACTTTATTGGGCATGATGTAATTTCAGGAAAAATTGCCTATGAATGTAAGTTTCAATCAGAGTATAACAGTAAATTCATAGCTTTCCATCATATGTCATATGAAAGCTATGAACCGTTTAAAATTAATTTTGACCCTTACAAATCATCTTATAAAAAATCAAGGCAAGAAATAATATTTAGTAATGCCGATATTATTTTTGGTGTAGGTCCTAAATTGTATAAATCAGCAATGGATCTTGTAGATGATGAACAGAAAAGCAAATGTAAGATGTTCATACCGGGATTGCCTGAAATTAAAAGCAATCAAAAATTACCTAATAAATTTATAGGGGTATGTACAGGCAGACTAGAATATAACACAGACTATATTAAATTATTTAGCCTAACGGTTTGCGCTTTAAAGAAAGCTATTCTAGAATGTGGAGAAGGAGCTTTCTATCACGACTCTAAAGTAGAACTAGTAGGATTAGAAAAAGATCTTGATAAATCAAAGATTCAAGATATTAAAAATCATATTTCAAGTCAATTAAACATTTTTAATCTTGGAGAAGGTCAATCGTTGTATAATATAGTCCCATATAAGGAGGATCGAGAAGAAATTTTTACTTTGCTAAAACGAAGTACTGTCGCACTTATGCTTTCTATCCATGAAGGTTTTGGTTTAGCTGGCTGGGAAGCTATTGCTGCTGGTATTCCTTTGGTTGTTTCCAAAAATTCTGGTTTATATGAATTTTTAGATGATAGTTTTGCCAACCAAGCCGCTAAATATGTATACCCAATAGAAATAAAAGGAGATGGAAAAACAATATTTTCGCAACAAGACTTGGAAAATGTCAGTGAAGCCATTAAAACTATCAATAATCAACAATCAAAATGGAAAGAATATGCTACATCCCTAAAAAAAATGCTAACAAAAAAATATAGCTGGAAAAAAATCTGCATAAGTTTCCTCTGTGATATTGGAGAAAAAGAAATTGTAAAACCTTTAAATTCTAGATATATGATAAAAGTAGTTACACCGCATGAGAACTATGGTTCAACACATTTATTGAAAAAAGCTTGTAAACGGATATGGTTAGACGCAATAATCTATCCTTATTATTCTAAAACAGGAGATTACTTGCACTATCAGAGAATGATTCAAAAGAACGACAAGTCAGAAGTTAATGTAATTTTTCCTACTGAAGAATTAGTAAAGTTTCATAATGATCATTTTAATGGTTATGCGGGTATTCTTCGTAAAGGGGAATATAGTGAAGAAGATTTACTTATAGAATTACGAACTAATATCAAAGCGTTTAAGTCAATAAAAAATTCTTTAAAAGCTGAAGATCAAAACAGATTCAAGCTATTTGAATGTAATACCATTTTATTCCATCCATTTGTTCTTATTGATAACACAATGTTAACGGGCTATTTCTCCCATTCAGCATGTGTAGCACCATATGGAACTTGGATGTTATCTGATATCTCTGATAAAATCATTTACGAGAAAGATATTTTAGATATAGAAGATCCTATGGAGCAAGCCATTAAAAGATTGGTAGATGAATTTCAATATCGTTTAAGTATATCTAAGGAAATAAAATAACCTACATATATCTCTTGATTAGGAATACAGCATGACTAGTCAAGAGATATATTTTAATCAAACTTTTTTCTAAAATCCCCTCTATTCTTTCATAAACAACCAAACAAAGTATATATTATGGAAATGGAAGAAAGCAAAGAGCTTACATTAGCACAAGAAGAAACTATCAAGAAAACCTTAGAGGAAATCAGAAAACAAGACCCCAAGAAAAACAAAAGAGTCTATCCTATCGTAGTATTTGGTGACGAGTACGATGACAAGGAAGTGTATATCGCTTATTTCAGAGAACCGGATTTCGTTGCGTTCAGTAAGTTCGCACAATTACAGAAGAAGGATGAGATCGCAGCCGTCCGATCATTGGCACGTGACACGTTTATCCAAGGAGATAAGGAACTAGTGGACGATGATTCATTGTTCTTATATGGCTTGTCCGCAAAACTGGTTAATATCATTGGCTCTCGCCAAGCCAAGGTCGCAAATTTCTCGATCGCTGGCAAGTAAGGGGTGATGAGTGGCTAAGACAATATATAGCCCTCGTCCGTCATTACTTTCCCAGCGTAGATCTATCCACGATATCAGACGAAGATTTCGCATTGATCGCCAACGATGCTTTGTGGTTACATAACCAAGTCATAGCCACATCATCAGTTAGGCTTTTTTCTTAACTACTTTATATATTCCTCTCTAGGCCCCTATCGACGTGATGTCGGTGGGGGTTTTCTTTTTTAATCAAGTCTTTACGCTTCAAGCTATTCTTTATTAAGCAAACAATAACCAAAGCCTATAACATGGATTACAACGTCAGGTACAATATAGACATCAACGGGGCGCAAGCTTCTAAAAATATCAGTGATTTTCAAAGCACGATTCAAAGGACTATCCCTCCCATCATAACCTCCCTAGAAACATTGAGAAAAGAGATTGGAAAAGTCAACGCTGCTTTTGTAAGTCTCAATAGAATCACTGGCACAAGACCTAAGAAGATTAAATTCAGTATTGATAATGGCATAAAGAAAGAGTTAAAAGACCTTCAATCTCACATCAACACGATCAAGGGAAAAACGGTCACTATCAATACCAAGGTTAACCAAACGACCAATACCACGACCGGATCAACAACCTCTATTCCGGGTAGGAAAAATAGAAACTATGTCCCTAAAAATGGCAACAACAGAGCTGCACGTGGCTTTGGCAGCGGGGCGAAAGGGTTATTTGGGGCTGCGGATGTCATGTACGCAGCAGGATTCCCTTTCCCGAACATGATTGGTGCCGCCGCTATCGGTATGGGAACCATGAGTATTGTAAAGGATGCAGCTGAATATGAGAATATCATGACAACGGTGCAGAGTATCCTTAAAGCCACGGACAAGGACATCACCACGTTCGATCAGCGATTCTCTGATATGTCAAAGAATATCCGTAAGGTTGGTGTCGATACAAAGTTCACTACGACCGAGGTTGCGGGAGCAGCCAAATACCTAGGTATGGCAGGCTTAAATATCGAGGATATCAATAATTCCATAAAACCTATCGCCAATCTCGCTATCATTGGTGACGCTCCACTTGATAGGATGGCAGATATAGTAACGAACATCCAGACCGCTTATGGGTTGGATAGCTCCAAAATGCCACAGATAGCGGACATCCTTACGAGCGTTACCACCAGCACAAATACCAATGTATTGGAAATGGGTGAAGCCATGAAATTCGCAGCTCCCATGATGAGTATGGCCAAGATCTCTTTCAATGAAGCGACTGCCGCTATCGGGGCGCTAGGAAACGCCGGATTGAAAGGTACGGTTGCGGGTACAGCCTTACGAGCGATGATGACAAGATTATTGAATCCTACAAAAAAGGGAACTGAGGTCTTGAAAAAATACAACATCCAGCTATATGAGCTAGACAAGGCAACAGGAAAGACCAAATTAAGATCGTTATTTGACATATTCTCCCAGCTCAAGTCTAACGATGCCAGCGTACAAGACCTGACCAAACTATTTGATAAAATCGGTGGAAACGCTGCTAACAACGTATTCGCCGAGTTGATGAAACTTCCGGAATTAATACAAAATTCAATCTACTCCGGAGGTCTGGCTGATAACATAGCTTCCAAAAAACAAGATACCATCAAGGGGAAATGGGACAAGGTCACGTCTCAGTTCACGGAAACAGGTATGACCGTGTTCGAGGCTTATAACCCTGTCATCAAGGAAGGACTGGACGATCTGGTCTTATTATTGAAGCAACCGGGAACAGCTCAGATGTTCAAAGATGTAGCCACAGGATTGGTCGCATTAACAAAAGCATTGGTTGGAGTATCTACATGGGTATCCGAAAATTGGAATTGGTTAGAATATCTTGTAATTGGAGGGGTACTATTCAAGAAGATATCAAAAATCGTAGCGGCCATAACTCCTATGGCAAAAGGTCTTTTTAATACCGCTAGAGGGGCTAGCGCATTGACAACCGCCATAGGAGGAGCCGGTGGGGTTGGATCTGCTATTGGAGGAGGATTGCTAGCGGCCATAGGAGGAATACCAGCAATAGTAACCGCAGCCGTTACCGCTTTAGCCTCTTTGGGAATAGGTGTATATGGGGCAGGGAAGACAACGCAAGCGGTAAGCGAGTCAATAAAGAAAGAATATGAAAATCTGCTGCCCGTATTCAAGGATAAGGACGATGACAGCTCCGATAATGGAAACAATAACGCAAAGAAAGCCCTTTCTGGAACAAAATACTATGATTTTCTAGGATATGATCTTGGAACAAAGAACATGATGTTCAATGGGGAAAGTAGCGTCTATCCGCAATACATAAGAGCTATGTCCGAACGGGGAGACTTGGAAGGATCGAAAATAGCCAACCAATATCTCATGGCATCCATTGGAATGGAGGATTTAGGGAAAGACAAGATCAAGTCGGTTTATATTGATCTTATCGATGACATGGAAAACCAGAAGAAATCCTACAAATACAATTTCGGTCCATATATCAATCTCACCGATGAGGAAAGGTCAAGGGGAGTAACTATATTAGACAGCGTCAACCAACTTAACGCAGATACGGAAAGCAAGACAAAGCAATTCACGGAGGCCGTAAATAAATCCATCGATATAGGGCTTGGCTCATTAAAAGAGATCATGGACCTTCAGCTAAAGATAGCAAGTGGGTTACCTGTAAGCAGCAACGAGGCCATTGACTTCATCAAGAATTTCACGGGTTACGATCTAAGCCAAAAATCGCTAGGGTATCATATAATAGCGCCATCTGGCGATATCGTATATAACGACAAGGAAGCAGCAACGAACACGTCCAAATCCGCAATGACCGCACTTAGAAACTCTGGGGTAAAATCATGGTTCTTGAATCCATTGATCTCAGCGCTAGGTGATATCAAGGATTTATTTGACATGTCCGAGCTTCGCTCCACGAAAGATATAAGAATAGAAGGAGATGCAAGTGGAGCAGAAAATGGAGGTAATGGTAATGGTGGAAATAGCGCCTATAGCGGAGTAGGCAAGACTTCCGGAACACAACCCAAGATAATCACTATCAATATCCAATCCCTCATTGGAAGTATCAATGTAAACTCAACCAACGAAGAGGATATGGAGACCTTCAAAGAAAAAGTAACGCAAGTAATGATAGACGCAGTAAAGGATTTTGAAATATCATACAGCTAATGGAAAAACTAAGTATCATAGAATCTACGATTAAACCTGAAAATCCAACACCAAGGATATTCGCAAGCGTAGCCAACGAGTTATCGAAAAAAACACTCCCCCCACTTAAACCCAAGGACTACGAGAATCATGCCATAAAAAGGGTATTGGGGGAATTATATAAAGGCAAAGACCCATCATCGGTTCTTACCTATATCCCTCGAATCAATATCATTGATCTAGCTAGAAACCCAAAAGCCTACCTTCAGAAAAAAGCAAGGATCATAGAGCGTATTGTTACTTGGAGGACAAAACAAGCGGCATTAAGAATGGCTGATGAGATCGTTAACGGTTCCCCAGACTACAAACTTCAAACCAGATACAATCTATTTGACAGGGATAGCAATATCAAGAAACTGGTCGAAGCTAATACCCCAGTCAATTTACTGCAAGAGAAAGGATTGGATGGAACTCCTATCAGGCATTACATACAGCTTCAAATAAAGGACGGAAGCGAAAATTATCAATTCTTCGATGGACATGCGGTTATCAAGCTCTCCGAGCAAAAGAATATCCTGTTGACCAAGGCACAAGGTCGGGATCTCACACGTAAGGAATATATCTCTGGAGGGGACTATAATATCACCATCACCGGGAAGATAGTCAGTCCCTACCAAGACGTATATCCGACAAAAGAGGTCATGGACTTGATAAAGATATTGAAGCATAAGGACGTGGTAACATGTCAATCCCCATACCTCGATATGTTTGAGGTCAATACCATCCTAATACTATCCTATGATTTACCACAAGCCATAGGATTCTCAAATGTCCAGAATTACACGATTAACGCAGTGTTCGAGAGAAATACGGAGGCATTGAAATATGAGGAGGGAGAGAAACAAAAGATTTTATCCGCAAAACAAATGATGCAAGAGGAGATCGCCAAACGTGAGGCTTGGTTAGCCGCCAACCCAGAGCAAGTTGTTTCCAAGGCCAGCTTAAAGGATTATCTACGCAAGTTCAACCCCAAACAATTCATTCAATTACAAAACTGGATATAATGGAAATACATGGCTTAAGCATACTGAATTGTCTCATCACAATAGGGGACGAAGATCCTAACGATAAACTGAACATCTTAAATAAGGTCACTGTCAACGAGGTTGTCAATCTCCAGATCAAAGACTCCTATCAGACACTCATAAATTCGGCCACCGTAGAGTTCACGAGACAGATCACGGTCAAGTCCTCTTTGAAAGACGAGTTCGGAACCAGAGAGGTCAAGCTTATGGGCGACAAGGATAGCTTGTTCAAAAGAGGCAAGCGTATCAATATAAAACTTTGCTACGGAATAGACGAGAATCTCAAAACGATGTTCGATGGATACATAACCTCTATCGTTTCAGGAAATCCTTTCACCCTTGAATGTGAGGATATGGGATATATATTAAAGCAGACAGCGCTAGATCCGATAAAAACCAGCGCAAAAGGTACCAAGATAAATGAATTTGTACCAACGATACTGAAAGGCACTGGAATAGAGCTTCACCCCAGCACGAAAGAGATGAACATGGAGATAGGCCAGATTATCTATCCACAAAGCTGTACGGCAGCGGATATATTGAACAGGTTCAAGAAATGGGGTATCATGTGTTATATGAGAAATTATAACGGTATTCCTCATCTAGCTATAGGCAGAACATTCTTTTCTGTCAATACCTCTGAATCGTTACTGAAAGACATGCCGGATACTCCTTATGATATAGAGTTTGATGAGAACGTGGCAGAGGATAATTTATCCATCCACAAATTAGATCCAGCACTCATCGCCTTGGAAGCGATAGCCTTGTACCCCAACAACTCAATGTTCAAGGCTACAATAAGAAGAGATCCTAAAGATCTCTCTAAATTTCAAGTAGTAAATGAGACAAAGATAAGTAAGAACCAGTTAAAGAACACTTTATTATCAGAATATGACAAAAACAACAATCTCACGAACCAATACGGCGGCAAGAACACCAAAATCGATCTTTCTGCTTATAATATTCGTACTTTTCATGAATATAACGTCAACCGTGACACTCTTATCAAGAATGCTGAAGCGAAATTCGGAGAGATATCCCAGACCGGAATCGATGGAGACCTTACGATCTTCGGTGATTTTGGATTACAAGCTGGATGCAAGATACGGCTGACGGATAACCTCAATCCCGAGCGAAACGGAACTTACGTGGTAAGCGAGGTAATAACGACTTTCGGGGTAAAGGGGTATAGGCAAAAATTAAAGATACCATATAAATTAAGCGATAAATAATGGCAGACCAGAACAAACTATCAGAAGCGCTGAGACGGATCGTACAGGCCCCGGAGAATAACTTGATGATATTGCACGGCTTTGTAGCCAAATATACGCCGGGAGATAATGGAGTCATAGGAACCATAGATTTCATTTCCATGGATGGGACGGTAAGGATACCAGAAATTCCATTGAATGCCATTCCCGGATTAAGCAAGGGCCAGATGACTATTCCTACCATCAAGTCTGACGTGACAGTATTATGGGCGGTAGGAACCGGTAACGCCTCTATCTTATCCTTCTCCCATATCGATACCTACAATATCATCTCAACCAAAGAAGTAAATATAGGAGTCACCAGCGAAACTCCTAACGATGAGGTTGACTATAACGAATTGGAAGATGACGGGAACAAGAGCAAAACCACATATACCAACTCATCAATAACCTCTATGGTCTCGAACAAGACCGACTCAGCCACTCAAACCATCGCTCCCGACAAGATAACATCAGAGATAGGATCGTCCAAAAGAGAGATCGATAAGGCCCAAATAAAGGATACCGTAGAAGGCTCGTATGAAAAGATCGATCCATCTGGGGTAACACTGGAGGGGAAAACAATAAATATCGGAGAGGGAGCGACAGAGCCAGCGGTATTGGGTACGCAGCTTGTGACCCTCATGATGAAATTCATAACCGAATGCTCAAAGATAACCACCCCTACCATGCTAGGGACGATGCCAATCATCAATCTCGCTAATTTCACATCGTTCCTCTCCGAGTGTAATTCATTTCTATCACAAACCGTAAAAGTAAAATAATGGCAGAAGAGATAATAGACCCTAACAAAGGGCTTATTGATATGCCAGATTTGGCAGGATCAGAGGTTTGTAAAAACTTGTATGAAAGTTTTTATGCTAGTATCAAAAGTAGTCAAGGCGATGCTCTCGAAGGTTTACCAGAACAGGATCAAATAGTGATCAATAACAAGATAAAGAATGCCGCCTATAACCTCGCCTCTCCCATAGCGAACTGCATAGGAACCAGCGAGCCTTCCGAGCCTCAACTAGGTACTTTCGTCAAAAAGACAGGAGATAACATGTCTGGAAGGCTAGGTACGTTATTCGGGTTTCAAACTGGAGAAGATGGTAAAATATTCTTCCAAACCAAGCAAGAAAAGGAAGGAGCTATCATAAAAGATCAGTACATATCGATTGAAGAAAAACTTAAAATAGATAGCCATAACCTATTTATCGACAATAAGATATTATTCAATCATTTTTCCAGAGACAGTGACAAAAAAGAAATACTAGAGATAGATGGAGGAAATATTGTTGATTTCAAGGAATCGAGCATACAAATAACCGGAACACTGAACGCCAATAGCCTCAGTGTATCCAACGATTCCTTTACCTATTCCAGCAATACCGTCTATCACGCCGGTAATTCCAATAAGGAAGATATCGATTGGACGATGAAGAACTCGAACGTGAAAGGCAGTTTGCTTGTGGAAGGCAACAGTACGCTAAAAGGACTTCTAACCTCCTTACAAAAAGTTGAGCTTGGATCCAATAACAATGTCATCCTATATATCAATGATGATGAAAACATGGAGGTTAACGGAGATATTGAGCTAGGTAAGACATATAAGATCAAGATCGACAAAAAAGATGTTCTTGGATGTCCTTCAGAAAATAATATCCAGCTATCATCTATAGGCGGCTCATTGATACTAGGAAGTGGAGATGATAGTACCACCAATATACGGCTATGGAATACCCTTACTACCTATGCTGGAGACCACAATCTAATCGATAAGTTTGGCAACGCCTCTTTCATGAACACGTTTGAGGCTGGGTATGGATTCGGTAATAAGCTTCTCAGTACCGCTGAAAGTTCTGTCGTTATCCACGAAAAATTACGATTCGGGGATGATACTGGCCCATTCATATCAGCTGACACATACGGAATCGGATTGGAAGCCAAGTACATGAGAGGAGAATACAATGCCACGCATAGAACTACTATCAATATCGGGCAATCAACATCTATTTACCAAGATCAATCCCGAAACAGCGAGAGCGTATTTATAGGCTCAACCGCTGATTTTTTCACGTTCAACAACCCTATAGAGGCAAAAGACTTTATCGGTATAACTGAATCGACAACCAGACTTTCCGATAATACGCTATTCTTTACCGACAACACTCACCTAGTCAATGTCGTAGATGTTGATGGAACAACCGGAATTGGGATTAGACATTACGGAGATTCCTATTTTATGGACAATTTATCATCCGAAAGATTCTCTACCGGTTTCGCTGGAGAGGGATGGGCGATCAGGAAAAAGCTAGATACAGGAAATGTAGAGTTAACCGTAGATGAGGCCGTGATCCGTAAGAAAATGAGAGTTTACGAGCTTGAGATCCAAAAAATAAGCGTAGTCAACGGCTCTCTCTGGGTAAGTGACTCATGTAGCGCAGATAAAGTAACAACAATACCATAAACTTATGTCATTAATCAATTATACGAAGTACAAGATCTCTATCGATCCTAAATCAAAGAAAATACAAGGATTACAAGCCGGGGATATCGTCAGAAGACAATATTTTGACGGAAAGAATACTATATACAGCTTGATGGCTGTTCTCGATACAGGAATAGATAAGATCGCCAACGAGAACGGGGTACTGGAGGATTCGCCTTATTTCGTGGGAGCATTGCTAGACGGAGATATTCCCTCCAGCGATCAAGTGTTGGATTTCGCAAGGATGACCAATCTTTTCAACGCAGACAGAAGCGGAGCCTTATACTTAACGGCAAGTGATTCTGAAGCGCCTTATATGAGTGTTCTTGACAAACTTGGAACCGAGAAATCGTTGTGTATCCCTTTCTTGCCGGGAAACACCCCTAATACAGCATCCAAGGATAAATATAACGCAATCCTTAATACCGGAAGCTCATGCTCTTATGAGAAATACCTTGATGGCGCTTATCGTGTATTCTCCATCAGCAAGGCATCATCTGGAAACGCAAGGATAAAGACAACCTTCGAGGATACATTGAACACCCAGAATGTTGTTGTTATATCATACAAGATCAAGGCAAGTTGGACAATAGCATCTCTCCCATTCAAGTTCGGATATACGGACGATAGCAAATACGAGGCTGAGGGAACCATTAGCGCATCGACTGAATGGGAATACAGGTTTCATCTGGTGAACATTGATCAAGCGCAAAGAGACACAAGAAGTTTCTCAATCATTCTTGATGGTGTTCCAGCCTATACGACCGTATATATCGCCGAGCTAAATATCATCAAGTTATCCGACATAGCCAATTTCACGAACGCAAACAAGGCTACCATCGGAAAAATCGGGCAAATAGTAGATCCCGTGTTTGGTACGCTCAAGGGTTATGGTGTCTACTCCCAAAACCTCTACGCAACCCAGAACGTTGGTATAGCCGGTACGTTAACCGCTGGCGATGAGAATGGATTCTCCAGTACTTTCTATGCAGGAAGAATACAGAAGAACTTGATGCGAAACAGTCTTGAATGCGATTTTCAAGGCACAGCAACACTACTAACCAATGAGAATCTACCGGCACGCATTGGTAACGCATACAAGTTTACCACCGTAAATATGCACACGTTGGTTTGCAGGGAAGCGGGCTGGGCATCAGCGAACAAAGACAAGATTGTCACTTTCTCTATATGGATCAAGGGAACAAAAGATTTAACCGTAAAGATCTATCAAAACACGAACTTGATAGACTCTTTCGAAATAGAGGCTGGATGGCGTAGATATACGACCACATTCCCTGTATATTCCACTGCAAACGAACTTACCATGAGATTCGAGACTACGGAGCAATTGATAGTTTGCTCACCTCAGCTTGAGTTTGGAGAATATGCCACCCAGTACCAACCAACAGATGACACATTATCTGAAGACAGCGAATCCTATGGCTTTTGGGCATGCAAGGGAGGTATAGGTGGTACGATCCAGAACCCCTTACTGAGATTTTGTGATGATGGTTCTATACGCTCCAGAAACGATTCATTCATAATAAAAAGCGATGGAACAGGACAGTTTGCAGATGGTCGTTTCGCATGGACAAAAGACACCATAACATTACAAGATGTAACGATTAGGTGGGAAGATCTTACCCAAGAGGCCCAAAATAATCTTTCAAGCAAGGGCGTGAGAATCACTGGTAGAAACGTATTCTATTATGATAAGGATGGTACGGTAGATAGCAACATAACAGCCTTAGAGGCCGAGGAGATAAATATCGTTCCTACGAGCAGGAAATGGGAATACCTATCTCCCAATGGATTTTGGATTAGCGCAGGAAGCGCCTCTACCTCTCTATTGTTGAGCGATACATCTAGTATCTGGAGCCAGAAGAACAACCTATCTATCAAATATACGGCTATCGTCAACAATAAAGAATACTACGACCTGATTAGCGTATATAAGGTATACAATGGGGTTGACGGCATACGGGGAGAAGACGGGATCGGGATTCTATCCATAGAAGAACTGTACGCCGTATCATCCAGTAAAACTACCCCACCTTCCGGATGGGATGGGAATATACCAGAGATGACACCAACGAACAAATACCTATGGAACAAGGAGAGGATTAACTTTTCGGACGGCACAAAAAAAGAGAGCGTACAAATCATAGGCGTATATGGGGATACCGGAGCAACTGGTAACGGTATATCTTCCATAACCAACTATTATTTGGCAACAACAGCGTCATCCGGAGTCACTACCAGTACCTCTGGATGGAGCACGAACGTCAACTCACAAGTTATAAGCAAAGATAAACCATATCTATGGGGCTATGAGGTAATCAAATATACGGACAATACCAGCAAGACCTCCGTCCCGCATGTAATAGGTCATTTCGGAAAAGATGGAGAGATAGGCCAACCCGGAAAAGATGCAAACTTATTAGATTGGGTCAATGATTGGAATACCAACAAGACGGAGATCAATGGAAATCAAGTTATAACCCCTAAGATATTCGCTGGAACAAAGAACTCAGATGGAACATTGACAGGGTTGGCGTTAGGAAATCTTCCATTAAAGGTAGCCAATCCTTCCGGAGGATACGTGACACGAACAATCAATGGTATCTATGGATTCAATAAAGGCAAGAACACTTGGTTTCTTGACTCCGTGGGAAACGCTCAATTAGGCGCAGACAAACAATATATCAAATACAACTCATCCACCGGAAAGATTGAGTTCGGGGAGGACGTGGTGCTAAGTTGGGGAAACATGGACTATAATGGATACAAGGATATCATGGATAACCAGATAAAACATACGGATTTCAAAGAGTATACAAAAGACGAAACAACCAACATTTACACGTTTCCCGGAATAACAACTTATGGGATAACCCTGTCTTTATATGTCAATACATGGTTAAGTATCACTTCTACTTCAGCTACAGACTCAACAGTATCACAAAATTGCGTCAGATTCTCAACCAATAAGATTTGCGATCCCGCTAGTTTAGCGTTCAGGATATTTTCAAATGTAAATACAAACATGTACATCAAGTTTGGGGCAAGCAATAACAATATTGTCACCAAACCACTTACCAAAAACACATGGACGAATGTAGAGATAGAGAACTTCACAGGCATGGACTCCTCGTATATCTACATTGGTTTCGGGACAGCGGGTACTTTTTATATAACAAACAACTCGATGATATTGACAAACTCAGAAACCGTTATGGAATGGAGATTGTCACAAGCAGACCTCCAGTCTCGATTGACCAAGATAACCTCAACCGGCATCTATACAGGAACGCTTGAAGCTAAACAAGTCATAACGGCAGCGTTAAAAGCGGACAGTATACAGACAGAAGATTTGCAAGCCAAGTTTATAACAGCCGATATAATAAACACTCTTGAACTCACGACAAAGAAAGGAACGTTGGCGAACTGGAAGATAGAAGAGAATTATCTTTACACCGGAACTAAACAAACATCTGACGGATTTTCTACGTCTGGAATAACATTCTATAGCGATGGAGCCAACTTAGCAGCAATAAGAGCAAAGAACTTTCGGATAGATACTAATGGGAACGCTTATTTTAAAGGTAATATTGAAGCGACCAGTGGTTTAATTGGAGGCTGGAAAATTACAAACAAAGGTCTTAAACATGAATGCGTAACAGGCTCAGTGGTTGATTCCGTTATTTATATCGATTCAAATGGAACTATCGCACACGCTAAAATGACCATAGTCGATGGAGAGACTTATCCTTCTACAGGAGACACAAACACCTTTTGGAGACTTGGTAACGATGGCTCAGGATGCTTAGCGAAAGGAAACATAAAATGGGATAAGGAAGGTAAGGTGACATTCGGAAAAGATGTAACGGTGAACGCAACAGTCGATACATCAAAGATAAACGCCGTAACAGGAACGATCGGTAAATGGAATATAACCGGAAACAGTATCTATACAGGTACCGAGAGAACATCTGAAGGTTTCTCTACTTCTGGAATAACGCTATATAGTAATGGGAGTCAAGCAGCCATAAGATCACCGCAATTCTATATAGATATGGATGGTAACGCACATTTTAAAGGCAAGCTGGAAGCTGCCAGTGGATCTTTCTCTGGAGAGGTAACAGCGACAAGCGGTAAGATCGGTGGATGGGCAATATCCTCCAATAACATAAATAATGGGATTTTATCTATCAATAGTGCTGGAACCATAAAATCTACGAATAAATGGGAGTTATCGCAGAGCAATGGATTGACGATGTACGAAGGACAAAAGATCGAATCACAATTTGACCCTAACCATTATAATAGGCTTGATTCAGGAATGGTTTCTGGATATTACAAAAATGAAGCAATATATGACAGCAGTAAATACACATTTGAATCAACATGGGAAATAAAAATGCCAAGAGACTATATGAATATTAACAATATAAGTAACAATGATTTAAGTTACATATTTGAAAAATATTCCCCATATATAGTTCTCAAAGGTATCGCATATGAGAATTCAAACCCAAGTCAAAAAATAATAAGAAAAACAATTATTACCGCCGGAGGAATTTACATCCGTGATTTTAACGGACAAACTTACTCATTAGGAAATACAGGATTTATTGATACCGATTTATAAATAATCATAAGGACATTTTCTAGCAAATTAGACATATTGCTTTTTTGAGAGGATTTCATCTTAGAACGAGGAAGTAAAAAGTCTTCTTAGTCCTATTTGAATATTTTTATATTCCAAAGCTTATCTACCAAATTTGGTATTCCATGCTTAATATGCAGCAAAAAATCACTAATAATCAACACATTAAACATTTATCTGAAAAAATCATTCTCTTTTTCAAACCTTTTCCAAAAAAAAACCTATTCTTATATAAACAATAATCCTTCAGCGGAGGGGTTGAGAGGTGAGAGCCTCGGAATTGACATCGTGGCAAACCTAAAAATGGTCGGAAAACTGGCGGTAAACAAACCGATAGGAGGCGGGTAGAATGAGTAATGAGACGCTACCCGTAACACTGAGTCCTGTGCGATCGCTGAATCTACGAATAATAGATAGGCGATCTATATCCCTCAGTCCACGCCGTAAGGTGGGAACAAAGGAAAGTGGCATCCATATAACCATTTGCACATGGGAAGTAAAAAATCCTGCAATGTCTACCCTGACAACAGGAACCTAGAGAAGAATAAAGCGTTCTGCGCAATCTAAGCACCATGAGGTAAATGAGCGACAAAGGAGCGGATGTAGATTATAACTGACAGAAAGCGATTATGATAATTACCAGCTTTGATATGGCGAGGAAGAAGCAGTAGAGTCGGTTGGTAGAAGGAGTCGTTAGTAATCAGGAAGAAAACATTAATTACGTTCAAGGCTTGGGGTACGGAAGTGTTGTATGGGGTCGAGAGAAGTTTGAGGATTCATTCAAGGTACTATTGGGGGTATGCGAGCCATGCCGGGGGATAGTACGTCTTTTTGGTACTTAAGGTGCTTAAAGGTTGAATGAGACATTCTTCTCTAGGGTATAAAGGGGATGCTGCGTTTTAACGTAAGGGAGAAAAGAAAACAAAATACTGATAATCAATAAATTAATACCGAAATGAAACTATTCGTTAAAGACAGGTTCTATCTCTTGAACCTTTTACCACAAAAACCGGTGGACTATAAGACGTATAACTTGAAAAAAGAACTGGTGAAACAAGTACAGTTATCGGAGGAAGATAATGATAAGTACCAGATCAAGCAAGACGAGGAAACGGGATCTATCTCTTGGAATCCTCAGATAGACCAAGAGAACCCGATCGAGTTGGAGATCACCAAGGACCTAGCCAAATACCTTAACGAGGCTTGTGAGGGAGCCTCAGAGAAAGAGTTCACGGATGACGTATGGGAATTTGTCGAACGTGTGTTCAATGAATGCGCCCAATTGGTGGATAACAGCAAGGCGATCCCTAAAGCACCACTCCAAAAACCACAACCTTAACTTTAAAAGACCGACTGGTGTAAATCCAACCTTCTTTTCCCATTCACTATTAAGGTAAATTACAACTTCTATCTACGAGGCAATGAACGATAGTGTTGTCTCACATACTCAGTTCTACCGAAACGAGTTCTGTAATATGCGTGAACGAACACCACTAACTTATTCATCTTTAACAGGGGAGGCAAGGGTAGATTAATCAAAAAACCAAGACCACTATGGCATGGGGAGATTAGCGAACAAGCTTTTCTCCCCTTTTTTGTATCAACAAAACAACAATATATAACCTAATCTTAATAAACAACGATAAAGAATATGAGAACAGATATTGCGGTAGATTTTGATACCGGAGACCTATCCCTATCGGAAAGGACTCCTCGGTATATGGTTGATTTTTCTTGGGAGAAAGAGGATGATTATTATTTGTATGGAAAGTGTCAATTCAAGAGTAACTTCCAGAATAATGACTTGGAGGAAGGTGTTGGCGTATATATCCCGGCTTGCTTGAAATATAAAAAGATAAAGATGTCATTTTGGGCTATAGATGGGTCCAATAACGCTTACCCGATCCTTAACCCTATCGACAACAGCGAGTATTATACGGTTAAGGACTTAAATGACAAAGAGGTATACGCATCCACGCTCCCTGTCATATCGGATCGATTCTGCTATTGTTTCAATCTAATAGATAATCAAGTGTATGTGTCGGACATGTATTCTTACGATCTATCCTTATGCGAGTCGCTTGAGCAAAACGAGTCCTATCTACTGAAAAGCTACGCCGGGAACCTCTATCAATATCCTACTACAGGGATAGCGCTCCAAGAATACCTTAACGGTAATATTAACGATTCCAGCTTAGGAATCAAGATCAAGGAGGAGTTTAACCGAGATAAGATGTTTGTCGAGGAAGTTAACATAGACTCCGAAACTGGACAGATAGCCATTAAAGCGAGAGAGGAGATATAACATGGCTGAGTACACGGTACAAACAGGACAGAACCTTTTTGATGTAGCGTTATCTCTATACGGATCGATAGAGGGCTTGCTGGATTTAATGGTGAACAACCCTACCCTATCGATCGATTCTGAGATTAAAAGCGGCGACAGGTTACAATATACGCCATATTATTACGAGGATCAAACGGTACTTCAATATTACAAAAGCAACAATATCGTTCCCTCTAATAGGATTGGTGACATATATTTCAAAGAGCATACCAATATAAGGATGCAAATATATTGTTCCTCAGACAAGAAGATGATAGGAATCAGCGCTTCTGGAGAGGGTGATATATATGTTGATTGGGGAGACAATGCTGAGATCGAGAGAATAACGCTTTCCAGCTCTTATAAATATTACAGTCACATACTTACGAGCGATACAACCGTAGACAGGAGAATAAGATTGTTCGGTGATTTCAAACTATATGATTTGGACTTATCAGACTTGTATCCTAACAAGATATTATCTTTCGCTCCCCTGCATATGGAAACCATAAAGATCAACGGGGCCACGAAACTGTCAGGAATTGATTTCATGCAGATGGTAGACACAAATGGATTAATAGAGGTAGGATTCACAAAATGCAGGCTTAACGACCTTTCCCCTCTCATCGGTTTTAAAAATGCTCACACCATAAATTTAGGTTATTGCAATATCGGGTCTGGTGTCATGGATAAGTATCTTATCGGGCTTGTCGAAAATTATGGGATAAGGAGGAATTGCACCATAAATCTTGTCGGCTCAACATTGCCATCCGGAGAGTACAAGAAGCCGGATGTCCTACTCCATCCAAAAAGCGGGATGGAGGCTATCTGGGTATTGGTTAACGAGCATAAGGAATCAAGTGGTCCTTGGAAAATAATCCTAAACAATAAAACATATACGATTTAACAATGGCAAGAAGCATAAATGAGATATACAAAGAGATCGTAGCGGAAAAGGACAAGCGCCTTGAATTATCCGAATACAAGAGCGATTCCAAAGTATCCGTCATTAACGGGATAGCGTGGTTCGTCTCGGCCGCTATCTATTCTTTCGAGACAATCATGGACACGTTTATTGTTGATATCAATGATATCATCAAGGACAGGATCAATGGAACTCCTTCCTACTATGTCAATGCAGCGTTGAAATATCAACATGGTGACAAACTAAAAATTAAGGATGACGGATTGGGATTTGGGTATGAAAAGACAGACGAGACAAAAAGAATCATCACGCAAGCATCTTACCAAGAGAGTAGCAATCCTCAGAGCCTTGACACGAAGCTCATCTTGAAAGTAGCCACTGGAACCAACGGAAAACTATCCCCTCTCACTGAAGATCAATTGACGCAAGTTACCGCTTATATCAATCAGATTAAGTTCGCCGGGACTTATATAGAGGTGGTTAGCAGGAAAGGCGATATAATCATTCCACGACTTACTGTCTTTTATGATGGTAGCGTAATGGAAGAGACAATGAGAAGTGCGCTTGACGATGCCTTGAACAAATTCATCATGGAGACAAAATTCAACTCGGCGATCTATGTATCCAGTATCGTAAGTTGTTTGATGGCTGTCGAGCATGTAACTGACGTATATATGGACGTAAACGCTGTACCTCAACAAGGGGTGTATATCGTATCATATGAGAGCGATGGAACCCAATCTGAGGAGAAGAGAGTCGGAAGAATGACATATGCAAGCTCTGGTTTTCTTAGGGAATCATCCAAGGAGGGAGAAGAGAAGGATATTCCTAACTTCCGTGAATCTATCGTATTAAAGGTTGATTCGTTATGAGCAGGTATTCCATAAATTTTGACAGGCTGGTCAATATGCTTGTTCCATACTTTCTCAGGAACAGAAAATACGTGCTATTCCTTCAGTCGTTGGTATCTCCCTTGCAAAAAACCAACTCCAAGTTTCTTGATTTCGCAAGGGAGAAAAAGATCGAGGCATCCATGACGAGTCAAGTGATCCTATTTAGATGGTACTTGAATCAGAAATATAGAAAATATTTCGTGGATAAGGATAATTCTATAGAAATCGAGGACGCTATCGATATTGGCGTTCCTATATACAGAGAAAAAGACCCAAACCTTACACCTTGTACGGTATGGAGTATTGATGATGATTGGGATTCAGTCATAGGAACGGATGAGGAACCCAAACTGTTTTATTACCGGCAAGAGAATCTTACCATCAACAAGGCAAGCTTTAGTATATCTGTTCCAGAGATAAATATCCCACAAGAGGAGTTCGTGCCCATGATAGCCAATACGATCAAAGAGTACAGGATCGCTGGCAAAACATTTCAAATTAAAATATCAGAACCAAAATGAGAGAATACGTAGCAAAAACAGGAGGTCGGTATACCTATATAGAAGATTTTATCGGTCTCCAAGAATTATCACTGTCCTTAGCATCTATTTTTGATGGATGTAAGAATTTCATAGTATCTGGTTGCAAGACTTCGGGGACTAATACGAATTTAAGCATATCGGCAGGATATGTATATATTAATGGAAAAATCCGTCACTTTGAAGGAAAGACAATAGATCTTTCAACTCCATTCTATATAGTGGAAAAAAATGAGCCATATGATGTTTCATACGCTCAAAACCCAACACAGTTAGGATATATAGAGTATGGATGCGAAGGGGTTGGTGAAATGCCATTAGATGGGCGACAATATATCAAGATCACAAGTACTTATATCCCTCGATTAAAGGATGAATTCTTTGGAAAGTATGCCGTAACGCTCGACAGTTCCTTTGAACAACAAACCATCTCTAAAAACATCGTGATGGAGAAAGACTTGTATGTAAAGGGGAATATTGTCAATGATTCCAGCTTCTCGATCAAGAATCCAAATAAGCAAGTTGAGATCGAAGAAAAAATAACATCTGAAGGAAACGCTCAATTCACATTCTTGAAAAATGGCAAGGAGTTAAGTAAGCTGTTGTTCGGTTTCGATGGTGTGACACGTTTTATGTCTGATGGTATAGAGAAACTGGTGATTACTCCAAGCAACGTGGCCATCAATGAATTAATGACCAATGAGATAAGGACTAGCGAATTACTTATATCGGGGACAGATATTTATAATTATTTTGACAATAGTGAAAATGGTTCCTTAAATATCAATAGAAGCGGTTATAATGCTGGAGCGACCAAGCCAAGACATCTCAATATCTACAATGGTAAGGGAAAATTATTGTTCCGGTCAGACGGAGCGTTGAACATGAACTACTCGTATTGCACGATCAATGAGGAATCTACAAACGAGTTCGGCTTGGTCTTCCGTGATACGGCCCATAAATACGGAGAGTCATCATATATAAAATCAATAGCGTGGAAAGATAAGGACGGTGTCATTATGGGAACCGTAGGTTTCTCTGAGACCTCTCAGAATGATCTAAGAATCAAACATCATTTAAGCGGAAATATCACATTACAAGGCACTAAAGTAAATGTTGTCGGAGAATTACAAAACAATGGAGAAACACTTTCATCTAAATATGCCTCTAAAAACTATGTCGATGAGGGATTGGACAAGAAAGTGAATGCTGTATCCGGAAAGGTATTGTCTGACGAAAATTTCACATCAACGTACAAAGCCAAGCTCGATAGGATCAACCCAGATGATTACGCAAATGGTGATGATATAAACCAAGCTGTAAGTGGAGCCTTAAAAGCAGCCAATAACCTTAGCGATGTACAAGACAAGGCCGTTGGACGAAATAACCTTAACGTGTATTCCAAAAATGAATGCGATTCCGCTTATCTTAGGAAGAATGAGAAACTTAAAGATTTACCTACATTAACCGATACGGAGAAGGCAGCGATAAGGAACTTGATTGATGCAGCCAAGATAGGAGATTCTCCTGCGGATCAAGGGGTTCGTAAGATAGTCCAAGAAGAAATGAAGGGGCTTGATACAAAATACGCTTTAAAATCAACCACTGGAATCTGTACGGCTCAACCCGGTAATGGTTTGACATTCGTACAAGTTGGAGGTGTAGTATCGGTTGGAGGTATGATAGAGCCAAAAGGAAATGCGGGGAATTGGTTTGTGATCCCTAACAGTATTGGTGCTCCAGCCACTTATATATGCGGTACAATAAACACGGGAATTGGAAAGGAAGATATAAATTACGGGCTTGTGTGGGAATGTCAAGCTAATGATAGGACTGTTACCTGTCCAATACATTACTGGCCAGATAAACAAGGAAGAGCGGTTAGGTTTCACTGTACATACGTAACCAAACAAAAACCAGCGAATGCTAACGAATATTTATAATCATGAGAAAATACAACATAAATAACGACTTGAACCATTTAAGCAATCATGGCAACAAAACCATTACTGAAGAACGGAATCAGAATAACAACGAAAGGGAAACCCACGGGAAAACAAGGAAGGCCAAAGGGAACCAGAAAAAAAAGGCACTTTGATGAGACTAAATTGGGTTTCTTCTTGAAATACGAGGCTCCGATCGAATATGAGCTGATCATGGCATCCACCCCAAAAGGGGTTTTTCCGGAACCTACGATGAAAATCATAGAAGCTATCACGCTCGCTTCCCCTAACCCAGTCTTCCAAAAAAATAAATTCTATCGGTATATGGACGAGTACAAAACGAACAAGCTATGTACTTCCAAACCAAAACGAATGACACCAGTAAAGAAAGAATATTACGAACGTCTTCAGAGCAACCAAATGAAACGCTATATCGAACAAAGAAAAAAGACAGATACATTTTTTTCATGACAACAAGGAGCATCTTTTTATAGGTGCTCCTTTTTTCGTCTTCTAGGGTCAAATAATTAATTCCGTCAATAACTCGATTATTACCTCAGGAAACTCGATTAATTCCGTCCGAAGTACACAAAGTAAAGTAAAGTAAATAAAAGAATATAAAAACCTCTCCCTATAATCCCTCTCCGAAGAGGGATGGAAGGAGGAGTGACATTTTAAAATCTAAGATAATGATTTTTTGATGATTGAAATATTTTTCAAATAAAGCTTGTATATTAAAAAACTTCCGTATACTTTTGCAAGACTTTCTTTCGAGGAAGGATGTTTTTTTTACAAAATTAAGTTAACTAAAAAAGAGAACGATTATGACTTAGAGCTTAAAAAATACCGGGAACGAATAATTTTGACGGAGATACTTCCGTTGTCGTTTTATCCTATTTGACTCACGCATTCCCGGTTTCATTCCCTCCTATACACTGACGATAAGATGCACCCTACCATCTTTCGACCCCACCATAGATATTTTATAAAGTTTGTACCGGCATGAGATTAGATGCACGGTGTCAACTAACTATTTTCAAAAATCAAAAAACAAATGAATGATGTGAATTATTTATCAATCAAAGAGACGATGAGTTCTCTTGAAATTGCGGAAACAACTGGCAAAGAACATAAGATTGTAATGCGAGATATACGCAATCTAATTGATAATCTGAACAAATCATACGGGTACAGATCTGTACCCGTTGATGAAATCAAGAAAGATTATCATAGATCTGATAGAACACAATATAAATACCTATCCGATATAACTATTGATGCTATTTATAATTTTGCAACTTCCCAAAACAAGATTTCAGAATATATTTTCAAAATATCTGAATATATAGATAAAAAAGGAGAAACAAGACCTAAATATGAATTAAATAAGAAAGCGTGTCTTCTTCTTGCTAGTGGATATAATATCCAACTAAGAGCAAAAATAATAGATCGATGGGAAGAGCTAGAGTTAGAAAAGCAAAAAGCAGCTGTTGTCTTACCTCAAAATTACATAGAGGCGCTTGAAGCACTTATTGTGTCAGAGAAACAAAAACAAGCTCTTCAAGCGGAGAATATAAAACAGAAAGAAGTTATCTCTCATAAATCAGACGTGATTGAGGGTTTGACTGAAGATATCGAATTGGCAGAAAAGCGCCAAAGGATCACGCAAATTGTTCGATACAACTCTACTGATTTCCAAAAGAGATATCGATTGCTCTATAAAGAGTTCGAGCTTAAATACCATATGAGCCTTAATCGAAGAATCAATAGTGAAAAAGTACAGGCCATCAAACCTGAGATCAAAAACAAAATTGATTACATCGATCGAGTTCTGAACATTATCCCAGAATTATACGAGATCGCTTGTAAGATATTTGAAACCGATGTCAAAAAACTAATCAAAAGAGAATGGAAAATCTATAATTTACAAGAATGCTAGACAAAAATTTTAGTGTTACCGTTAGAAAATTAACTGATCGAGACTTGATGCTTGAGGCGTGTGAGTCCACTTTCATCGGTAAAAGCAACCAAAGCTTATTGAGTATCTATAAATCAGAACACTCACCAGCCAGAACACAACTATTTTGGATAACGATCAAAAACGCACCACTATTCGCCGTTTCCCACATGGTACGTCATCATATAGGGATTGAGAAATTCCAGCTGACCATGAGAAACGATCGTCATGGAGCAAAAGACCAATGTCCGTATATAGCTGACAGATTAGTGGAGATCATAGCCATCCCAGAGGAACACAGAGCGGAAGAAGAGGTCAAAGAGATGTACGACCTTTTGGATGAGTTGAAATATAGGGCTGGAAGAAACGCACTAACCAATCTGTCGATTTTGGTAAACGCACAATCACTGATCGATATGTCAAAAGTACGGTTATGCTTGATAGCTTCCACGGAGACACGCCAAATCTTTTTGGCTATCAAGGATGTGATAAGCAGGGAAGATCCAGAGCTGGCCTCTATGATGGTTCGAAAATGTGTCTATCGAGGAGGAATCTGCGGAGAACCTAAATGTTGTGGTTTTAATAACACCCCAACCTTTAGGGAGGAACTAAGAGACTATTTAAAAAACTTCACCAAAACACAACAAGGGAATAATGCAATTGAACCAAAATCAGATCGTAATTAAGCAAGATGGAAGCAAGGTAGGATTTTCAATTGAAGAATTATACAGGAGCGTTTGCAAGGCTGTTCGTATCACGCAAGGGTTTGATCGCCCCGGAGAGATGATCGCCAGATTCATAACCAGACAAGTAATACAAAAGCTCCCGAACCAAGATGATCTGCCAACGATCCTTATCTTGGAGTGTATAATATATGTTTCCTCAAAACATTATTTCAACGAGATCGCAGACTATTTTAATCAATACTTACATAATAACTAAGATGAATCAAGTTTTTACTTTTAACGAAGCGTTAGAGGCTTCAAAAATTTATTTTGATGGTGATGAATTGGCCGCAAAGGTGTGGGTAAACAAATATGCCTTAAAGGATTCCAATGGTAACATCTATGAGAAAACCCCTACTGATATGCACTGGAGGTTGGCGAGAGAAATAGCTAGAATCGAAAAAAATTACCCGAACCCGATGAGCGAGGAGGAATTGTTCGAGCTGTTCGATCGTTTCAAGTACATCGTTCCACAAGGAGGCCCAATGACAGGTATCGGAAATCCGTATCAAATTTCCTCACTTTCGAATTGTTTTGTGTGTCAACTAGAAGAATCTAACGCTGATTCCTATGGATCAATTATGAAAGTGGATGAGGAATTGATCCAACTTGAAAAGAGACGTGGAGGTGTTGGACATGACTTATCTCATTTACGCCCAGCTATGGCTCCAGTTAGTAACGCCGCCATGAGTTCGAGTGGTGTTTCTTCTTTTATGGAAAGATATTCCAACTCGACAAGAGAGGTGTCTCAGAACTCTAGACGTGGCGCATTAATGCTTTCACTATCAATCAACCATCCAGATGCGGATAAATTCATTGACGCTAAGATGGAAGAAGGAAAGGTCACTGGAGCCAATATTTCCGTGAAGATCGATGATAACTTCATGAACGCTGTATTAGAGGATGAGGTTTATATCCAGAATTTCCCGATCTACTCCCCTAACCCATCGATTACCAAGGAGATCAAGGCTAAGGAGCTTTGGAAAAAGATTATCCACAACGCATGGAAATCAGCTGAACCGGGAATACTGTTCTGGGATACCATCATTAGGGAATCTGTTCCGGATTGTTATTCGGAGTTCGGGTTCAAAACCGTATCAACTAATCCTTGCGGAGAGATTCCTTTATGTCCTTACGACTCATGCAGATTGATCGCATTGAATCTGTATTCTTACGTAACGAATCCCTTTACGGATCATGCGGGATTCGATATTGATTTGCTAGAGAAGCATACTCGGTTGGCATTACGTATCATGGACGATATCATTGACTTGGAGATTGAGAAGATCGACCAAATCATAGAGAAAGTCAAATCCGATCCAGAAAGCGAGGAGGTTAAACATACCGAGCTAAGATTATGGGAGAAAATTCGAGAGAAGTGTCTAATGGGAAGACGTACCGGAGTGGGCATTACCGCTGAGGGAGATATGTTGGCGGCTTTAGGGTATCGTTATGGAACGGAAGCATCTATTGATTTTTCTGAGAACATACACAAGATCATAGCCTTGAACGTGTATAAATCAAGTGTCAACCTAGCGAGAGAGAGAGGAGTGTTCCCTGTGTATGATTCAGAGCTAGAGAAAAACAATCCTTTTATTAATAGATTGAAGGAAGCGGATCCGGAATTTGGGGAAGCGCTAGAAAAATATGGCCGTAGAAATATCGCTTGTTTGACCATCGCCCCAACCGGTACGGTTAGCTTAATGACCCAGACATCATCCGGAATAGAACCCGTGTTCTTAGCTATATATAAACGAAGGAGAAAGATCAATCCAACAGATACTTGTTCCAAAGTTGATTTTGTGGATGAGAACGGCGATTCGTTCGAGGAGTTTTTGGTCATTCATCCCAAGTTCAAGGTCTGGATGGAAATGAACGATATCCATATGGAATCTAACGCCAGCCAAGAGGAGATCGACTCATTAGTTAAATTATCTCCTTATTATAAATCAACATCAAACGATATTGATTGGCTCCAAAAGGTTAAGATGCAAGGACGAATCCAGAAATGGGTGGACCATTCAATAAGCGTAACAATTAATTTACCAAAAGATGTATCCGAGGAATTGGTTAACGAGTTATATATTGAGGCATGGAGATCAGGTTGTAAGGGTTGTACTGTTTACAGGGATGGTTCTCGCTCTGGTGTTTTGGTCTCCACAAATACTAAGGATGAGCAGAAGAAAAGCCAAGAGAACACCAAGCGGCCAAAGAGACTGAAAGCCGAGGTTGTCCGTTTCAAGCATAACTCCCAAAATTGGATCGCTTTTGTCGGCATCTTAAATAACAGACCATACGAGATATTCACTGGCATAGCTGATGAGGACAATGGTATTTTATTGCCTAAAAGTATCAAGAATGGAGAGATTGAGAAATACAAGGATGAGGACGGGAACAAACATTACAGATTCAGTTTCGTCAATAAAGCCGGTATTGGTGGATCGATCGACAATTTAGAGAACCGCTTCTCGCCAGAGTTTTGGAATTATGCCAAACTGATTTCGGCCACGTTAAGATACGAGATGCCGATACATAAAGTGGTATCACTTATCCAAAGTCTTGAATGGAATAGTGAATCTATTAATAACTGGAGAAACGGTGTTATTCGTGCGTTAAAAGGATACATCCAAGACGGCACAAAAGCAAAAGGACAGAAATGTCCTAATTGTGGACAAGAGACATTAATCTTTCAAGAAGGATGTTTAATTTGTACTTCTTGCGGATCATCTAAGTGCGGATAAAAAAATAAATTATAAATATTTTACGGTACAAATATTTGTGTATTTAAAATATACTATATACATTTGTACCGTAATATTAAAACAACAAATAAATGGAACAAATGAAGTAGTGTCAATTTTTAAAAAAGGACTGGTTCACATTAGGGGTAAGAGACCAGATTTAGCAGAATTGCAAAGAGAAATTCGCAAGCTACCAGATGGAGAATATGCGTTTTATATTTGCGACAAAAAACCAAACAACACCCTTCCTAGAATGAAATACCTCTTCGGCGTAGTACTAAAAATAATATCAGAAGAACTACCCGATCATCCTTCAACAGAGGTATTATATCGAAAATTCGAAAAGATGTTCGCTCCCGTAAGAGAGACAAGAATATTCCGTAATTATTTTCGATACCAAGATTTAAAGAATTGTAGTCCACAGGAACTAGACGATGTTATCGAGAAAATAATATTGTTCTCCTCCGAGAATCTAGGGATTGAGCTAAAAGAAAGACTCGATTACAAGAAATGGGAGGTTTCCGAAGTCTATATAGGCGCTTATAATGACCAATGGACGGATTATAACAGAAAAATTTAAGTACCACAATTTAAACAAGCAAATCATGTCAGAAGTAGAAGAAAAAGATCTAGAACAAAAATCATTACAACAGTTATTCGCAGATTCACAAGAGACATTAGAAGAAGCGCAAGCAAGAAAATCGGCAGAAGAGTTAACCTTCACGAGGTTTAAGAATTTCATCATGGATAAGGCCAAGACCTATCGCATTCGTATCTTACCGTTATCCCCGAAGGACGAGCGTAGAGGATATGAGCATCCAGTACGTCAAAAATGGTTGAAAATAAACAATCCAGATACAGGTAAGGATATCAATATCAAGGTATGTAGAGCTATTGACGCTGGATATTCCGTGGATTTGATCGATACCTACAAAAAACTAGCCTTGGACGCAGTCAAGGGCGATAAGGATCTTGAGGATAAGATTAAGAATGGCTCTTTCGGTGGCGGTTTGAAATATGACTATAATCACGCCATGTATATCTACGACTTGGATAACATGGAAGAAGGCATGATGATCTGGGAAGCCTCAAATGGCCAGTGGAAAGGTTTGGAGGACCAAAAAGATCCTGTATGGAAGAAATTAGTGGAGAAAAATAAGAATCCGAAGTACCCATGCCCTATCTCATCCTTTGACAAGGGATACCCGGTTGAGATCCAAAAAAAGAAAGGCCCAAAGACAGAATATGTTTTCTCGATCGATATTCTTGGTGACTCCCTGCCATTAGACGAGAAACAACTCAGCGATCTTGTCAAGGCACCTCTCCTAACAGATATCGTCAAACGGTATACGAAATATCATTTGGGAGCAACTATCGAGTTCTTGAAACAATACGATGAGACGATCGGTCAGAACATCATGTCTAATGAGGAGATGGTAAACGCCATCGAGATCTTAAAGGGCGAGCTTCCAGCTGATGATACTTCCAGTTTCTCTTTCAAGAAAGGAGATAACGGTAACGATGAGCCGGATGATGCCATTACTTACGACAAGCTATCAGCCATGTATGACGATCTCACAGGAAAGGGTATTACTGACAAGTCTGACGAGGGACAGAACTTGAGAAGCTTGATTGCAGAGTATATAAAGTCCAGAAATCTATCGGTAAAGGTTGAGCGAAAGAAGACCAATATGACTTTATTGGATGAGATCGAGGCAGAACTGGAAGCTTTAGGCGAGGAACCATCCGCAAAAACCAGTCAATCGACATCCGTAAATTCCAAGGAAGAAAAGGAAGATCTTCAAGAGGAAGACAATGAGAGCAACGAAGAAGATTGTCCCAACCAAGACGCAACCGCTGAACCCGCAGTCGGTCGCAGAAAAAGAAAATAATCAGTTCCGTTTATAATTTTTCAAGGGTATATCGAAGTTTATTTGGTATACCCTTTTTTTTAAAATATAAAAGTAGTATAATGGAAACAAGTATCTTAGAAGAGATCAGTGCTATTATTAAAGCTTCTGATTGGATTATAAAAAATATTCGTTGTACGAATGAATATAAGATAGCAATAGCTGAATTATTAACAACAAAGGCATCATTACCAATATTAAGTATTTGTAAAGATAATATTCCTCCACTAACAGAAAATACATTATATTGTGCAACAGATCTTCTAAAATATTATCATGTTAATATCTCTACTGCTGAGTTTAATAAAATAATGATGGATATCAATATGATGAAGGAAGTAAATGGTAAAGTTAAAACAAAAATATTAATAAACAAAGGTCTAACTTTTGGAGAGAACATTCCTACAAAATCAAATATTCACAATACTACACGCCCAATGTATTATCGTGATAAATTTCTAGAATTGCTCAAAATTACAGGTATATATGGATAGAAAAGCCGTAGCCTTGCTCTTGAATGACATACACGTTGGCAAGGATACCATCAATGACTTTAAACTGAACTGGAAGGAAGCTATCGATCTAGCCATTGATTATCAGATTAATCACATATTGGTAGGAGGAGACTTATTCCTAAGCAGATCCTCCCAGAATCTAGATATTTTGTTAGCCGTACATGACGCTTTCCAAGAATGTCTTGATAACAATATTAGTGTTACCCTTATAGAAGGCAATCATGATCTGGTAGACCAAGAAGCGGCCAGAGGATATTGCCATGTATTCGACTCTTTCGATAACGTGCGTGTGATAGATACTTGGGGAGAGGTTGGATTCGGTGATCTAACAGTGGGATTGATTTCCTATTTCCCAGAGAATGGTTCCTTCATCCAGAAACATGGTGAGTTAATGGATTATCTTGACGGAACCGATTATCAAAAACGAATCTTGTATATTCACCAAGGTATCAGAGGAGCGCTCTCCCAGCCTACCGATGACGAGTTGCCAGCGGATATGTTTAAGAAATGGGATAAGGTATTAGTCGGACACTATCATAATAGGTGTAAGTTTGGTAACATTGAATATATCGGTAGTTCACGCCAGCACAATTTTGGCGAGGACGAGGAAAAGGGATACACTATCCTATTTTCGGATGGTGACACGGAGTTCGTACAAAACAAGGTAAATATCAGATACAAGACACTTGAATTATCGTTCGATGAGATCAACTCGCATATCAAGGAGACGATAGAGGATCTTACCCAAGACGGGTATCGTGTACGTGTAAAGATCCTTTGCGATCCAGAGCAAGTCAAGAGCTTAGATAAGCAGTTTTTAATCGATTCTGGAGCAAGCAAGGTCGAGGTGGCACAATCTGTCACAGAACGGGCGAAAGTCTCCCAGAATAGCTTTGAAAAACGTTTTGACAAGTCTGGTCTAAAGGATATGTACTCAGCGTTTTGCGAGAACAACAATATCGATAATGAGGAAGTCGAGGTAGGAATAAGATATCTTAATGTAATCCAATAGATCATGTGGAGAATAAATAAAATTCAAATAAAAAACATCTGTACCCTGAAGGATGTCGAATACTCGTTCAATCAGGGAGTGACCACTTTGGTTTTCGGTCACAATTTAGACAACGAGGGGCAAAAGAATAATGGCTCTGGGAAATCTGCCTTGACGGAAGCTATTGTTTTTGGACTGACAGGATCTCCATTACGTCAAGTCAAGAATGATGAGCTTATAAATAATGAGGAAAAAAGTGCATACATCAAAATATGTCTGGATAATACCAGTGATAACACAGAGCTAGAGATCGATCGCACCATCTACAAAAAAGGATCTCCGGAGATAGTTATTACCATGTATCGAAATGGAGAGATTATTGATGATGGATCGACCTTCAAATCTGGTGTTGATGAGTATAATAAGTATATCCTTGAGTTGCTAGGACTGACGAAAGAGGATATTTATAATAGCTATGTCCTATCCAAGCATAAATACCAAGATTTCCTCTCTGCTTCAGACAAAGACAAGAAGGAGATCATCAATAGATTCTCTAACGGAAATCTGGTGGATCAATCCATCGCAGCCGTACAGAATGACAAGAGACCATTAGAGGATGAACTCAATAAGTCCAAGCTTGAGTTATCCAACAATGACGGTCGTATCTCGGCTATTGAGGAACAGATCGAGACTGAGATGGATAACTCGGAAACCAGAAGATTATCAAAGATCCAACGCATAAAGAACACACGAGAGCAAATATCCAAGTATCTACGTTCCATCGATGAATCAAAGATCGAAAAGGAGCAAAATGAGGAGCGATTGGATAAAATGAAGCAAGCGAACGAAGTCTTGAATGAGATCGATCAAGAGAGTGACAATAAATCCATCGATCAAATCTTGGACGAGATCAACAATAGGTTTCTAAATCTAGGGGTCATCCAATATGACATTAGCGACATCTCCAAATCAAGGGAGGATTTAATGACCCGCATCAATCAACAGAAGGATCTATTGGACAAGCTATCCGCAGACTTGAATGAAAGGGAGACCGAGCTTAATACGGCCAAGGAAATTGAGAATAAATGCTTGGAAAATTATCGTAACGGACAGTCCGAATATGATAAATTCTGTAAGGAAATTGAATCACGCATAGGTAAGTGCGAAAGCGAACGAAAGGAATTTGGGGATCAAATACTAGTTATGCGCAACACGGTCCGCTCAAATGCCTCCACCATTGCAGATCTGGAAGCGAAGATCAGCGGGGCTATAGAATGTCCCCATTGTGGCAAGCATTTTATCTTGGGTGATAAGGATTTTGACATCGAAAAAGCAAAGGAGGATATCCAACAATACAAGAAATCAACCCAGTCCTGCAAGGATAAGATAAGTCTGAACGAGAAGGAATTAGATCGCATCGAGGAAAAGATTGATGAGATGAACAAGCTCAAGCTTAAGCAAAAAGGTCTTTTGAATGATATGGAAAGAGAGATCAAGGACGCTAACATGGTCGTGTTCTCAAAAGTGAACGAGATACAGGTCATCAACAGTAACATAAACAAGGCGAAACGACTGATCAGAGATTTAGAGGAAAGGATCAATCATATTGTCAATGACTTGTTCAATGATTTATTCGACAAGGTAGAGATCTCTTTCAAGAGATTGTCCAGCGCCATCAAAGTCGCCTCCGAATCCATATCATCGCTAGAAGGTGCCATCAAGGTTAATGAGGAATTGATAAGCAAGCTGGAGAGCGAGACAGATGAGTCTGTTATCGTGTCACTTCAAACCTCATTGAAAGAGTACAAGAAGAAGAGAGCCTTGATTTACAAGAAACATAACGAGCTGGAAGATCGGATTAAGACCTTAAACACCCAAGAAGCTAGATTCATAGCATTCAAGACCTATTTGGCTAACAGTAAAGTCGAGGCTTTAAATGAGATAACCAATGGCTTCCTAGAGCAAATAGGTAGCGACTTGAGAGTTAGGTTTGACGGTTACACCATGCTAAAGTCCGGAAAGATACGTGACAAGATCTCGGTATCCCTGTTACGAGATGGTATTGACGCTGGTAGTTTCTCTAAATTCTCTGAAGGCGAGAAAGCTAGGATACAACTAGCCACGATCCTAGCAATGAATACCCTTACAAACAATAACGCAGACTTGAACAAAGGATTGGATATTCTGGTGCTTGATGAGATACTTGCAGCTGTTGACGAGGAAGGATTGACATTCATTCTTGAGTCATTAAATAAACTCAAGATCACTTCTCTGGTTGTGTCTCATGGCAAGACAGCGGAGTCATACCCATATAAATTAGTAATAACCAAACAAAACGGAATATCAACTATTGGATAATCATATCAAAGTTCCCGTAGATTTAAAGAAAGAAGATATATTGGCGCTTGATATAGCCACGCATACGGGATACTACTCAACCCACGGATCGGGCACGTGGGATTTCACTGAAAAGAAATCTAACGATTGGAAACAACACCTTGATTTCAGAACCACATTATTAAATTTTATCCAAAAAAACAACATTAGGCTCATAGCCGCAGAGGATGTAAACGTAGGTGGTCGATTCTCCGGTATGAGAAAACTAAGTGAGTTTAGGGGTATCTTGATGGAGATATGCGATACTCTTGGTCTCCCAGAGCCAATCTTCGCCAATGTATCAGCCATCAAGAAGTTCGCTACCAATAACGGAAACGCTAGCAAGGAGGAGATGATCCTAGCCATGAAAGACAAATATGGACAGACTCCCGTAGACGATAACGAGGCAGACGCTTGTCACATTTTCCATTTAATATGTAAAAGATATAGATTATGAGCGAGATTAGAAGAAAGAGAAGAAAGTTAAATCTTCATATGAATGTTCTAGGGGTATTGCTGTCAGATTTCTATCAATTTCTTGAAAAGTCACCAAGACCATCTGACGAAGAGGTAAGACAAACTTTCACGCATTGCCATAAGAGATGGAAGAAGTACTGTGTGACCAAGGGGTTGTCGGAGATGATGATGGATGAGTTTAAACGTCAAGTGTCGGAAGCATGGAAACACAAAATGAGCGAAAGCCATTAGACAAGTTGACAAGCGAAGAGGTAAGAGAAAGACATGATTTATTCAACAAGTATGTCACTCCCAACCTCAACTTGGTTTATAAATGTGTCATCCAGTACTCGATGGATAAAAGTTATATTGATGATAATTACGTAGAGGCTTTGGTCAACTATTATAATTACATCGACACCTATGATCCAACTAGACCTTTGGCCACGTGGCTTCATATTGTTTGTAAGAGGTTCGTACATAACCTTGAGATGAGAAGAACCAAGGAGACCAAGTCTACGGATGATGTCAAGATAGATAACTCTCCTGAATTCTCCTATGATCCTCTGGAGGTTAGCGAGAATATATTAGGCGTGGATAATTGGAGAGATCTTTACGATGATGATATATTGAGTGCCTTGGAGACATTAAAGCCGATATATCGTGAGGCGTTCATTCTTCAGCAAGCAGGTTACAAATTGCACGAGATAGTCGAGATCTCATATCAAAATGGTAATCTCGCATCAAAAAGTATCGATACAGTTAAAAGTCGCCTATTCCTTGCCAGAATGCAATTACAAGCCTTATTGACCAGAGATGGAAAACGAAGGATTGATTAAGAAGTTCATCAAGATCTACGTTGAGATAGAAAGAAAATGTCTCCATCCCCAGTTCTCTTTTCCCGGAGGAGGAAAGGTAACCCGTGAGATGGAGACATTCACGAAACAACTCAATGATAGATTCGGTGAGGTAAGTGACAGCCGTGTGGTGGATTATTGCGTATGTATCGCTCATTATTGGAGGGATCTAAAAAGACAATGGAGACCTAGCTTCTCATTCGGTCCAAAGGCAATCCAACGTTACATAGATTTCAAGAATGGCAAAAGGTACTATGAGGATGGATGGCTAAAGGATCATGGATTATCCAGATCATATCTGGAGAGTCTTATCATGGATACGTCTAATCACCCATTGACAAAATACGTTTACATGGAAGCTGAGGAAACAACGAAAGCCAGATCGCAACGAATAGGGGCCTATATTGCGCTATGTTTCAAAAGCACGTTGTTATGGTCCCCTTTCTCTCCCTCCTGTCAAAAATGCGATCAATCGGACAAGTGCAAGCAATACACCAATAATGTTTATCCGGAATTATATAGAATCAGATTAGAGAAATGGCAAAAGAAGAAATAAAACAACTTAGCGAGGAATTCCTATACATCTTATATAACGCAGCTCTAAAACGTAGTAATATATGTGGTATCATCGTTGAGAATATGAGACCGGAATACCTTCCGGACAAGCAGTTTCAAACCATCAATAAAATAATAGGCGTTTATTTCAAGGCCAATAAGTGTCCTCCATCTGTAGGTATATTGATGGAAAAGGTAAGAGATAACTTGGATTCGGTGGAATTGGTACAAACCATCAATGAGGTCAGCTATAATGAGACTGACGATATAATAATCGATACCTTGGAAGAGTACATCAAGGATGTCAAACTAAAGCAAGTCTATCAAAAGATTCCCCAATATTACAATAAGGGGCAAGCGGAAAAGGCGCAAGATGAGATCAAGAAGTATGCTGAATGGTTAAACTCGTTCTCATTGCACGCCTCTAGTTTTATCGATGTCTTAGGTACGTTCAAGGAAAGATATGATGATAACGTGAAAGAGGTAGAAGAGACAAAAAGACAGAACAAGCCTATAGTATCCCGTTTCTATATCGATGATCTGGACGAGATGAACGGAGGAAGGAACTTGCGCACGCAATTAACATGTTTCTTGGCTCCCACCGGTGTCGGTAAGTCCCATATAGCACGTCATATAGGTCTTCACGCTGCTATTGATGACGGCCTAGACGTATTGCACTTCCAGCTTGAGGGATCTCAGAAAGAAGTGGTTGACGCATATAGTGGAGCGTTGATAGAGAAAAGTTCATACCTGTACGAGAAGGGGAAATTGACAGATAACGAGATAGATCGATACATGGCCCAGATTAACGAGTACGCCGGAAACATCGATGTCAAGTCTTTCCCACGCTTCAATAGCAAGGTATCGACCATCGATATAAAATCCGGGATTGACGAGTACAAGAAGATATACGGCAAACCCCCAGACGTGATAATAATAGATAGCATGGATTTGTTAAGTGACGCATCCGGAAAGCAATGGGACAGCGATCATGAGAGGCACAAACGAATAGCCGTAGCTAACGATTTAAAGGATATAGCCGGTGACGAGGATGTATGGATTGTCGTAACTTATCAAGCTACCGTAGAGAATAGGGATTGGTTAAATGACGAGAAAAACGTATTGACAGAATACAACTGCTCAGAGGCAAAAGGATTAGCGAGACCAATGACCCATTTAATATCGTTAAATCAATCTGACAACGAAAGAAAAGAGAACATTATTCGCCTTCATATCGCTAAATCAAGGTTCTTTAAAAAAGGAAAAACGATTAAGATAGCCACTAGGTATGAGGATGAGGTATTCTACGACAAGCAAAGGACATTAAATATAAGTAAAGTGGCATAGAAAATAACGAAGCTCATAGTTTTTCTATGAGCTTTTATTGTTTAATTAAAACTTATTATTACCTTTGCAATGTCAATGAATTATACCCAGAATGAGGTAGAGTTTTTGATCCAAGAACTCAAAATTGAACTGAATGGCTACTTGGATGGAGCAGAAAAGAATCTGATAGTAGAATACTGTCCATATTGCCATAAAAAGCACAAGTTTGCTATCTATATAGGGAAACCAACCGCAAAGAAAACATTGTTCGCCTCTCATTGCTTTTCTTGCGGAAAATCCAACAGGGAACTAACCCCATTGTTAGAACATATAGGTAGGACAGACTTAGTTTTCGAGGCTACAAGCTCGATTAGTGCTGAACTGGATAATCTTTCTTTTATAACGAATGAGAATGGAGATGTTGTCGATGATAGTGTCGATATCATTGATCCTCCGAAAGGGTTTAAAAGGAGTTATAAGAATAACTACTTAAAGAATCGTGGATTTAACGCTGATGATTATGAGTACTTTCCAGTAGGAACCACGAGAGGCTGCAATTTTAAGCTTGACAATTATGTTATTTTCCTCATCATAGACGCAGGGGATATCGTTGGGTGGGTAGCGAGACATATATGGCCTAAACAAGAGATCGATGAACACAATCGAAAGGCCAAGAGGAACGATGGATATCAGATCATGAGATATCGTAACTCCACAGAGAATGATTTCGTGAAGCTCCTTTATAACTTTGACGCTGTAATCGAGGGAGAAACGGACACGGTGATTATTGTCGAAGGCATCTTTGATGTGATCGCATTGACCAGAAAACTGGAGTTATACGACTGTCAACGGATAGCTGTAGTGGCTACCTTTGGCAAGAAAATCTCCAACGTGCAGATCTACAAGTTGCAAACAAAAAGGGTGAGAACCGTTGTTCTTGCTTATGATGGTGACGCTGTAGAAGCAAACAAGAACACAGCCCAGCAATTAAAGCCATATTTTGACACCTATATTGCGGACATCGAAGGATCACTTGATTTCGATGAGATGGGTCGTGACCAGATTTACGATACGTTCGCTTACAGGATAAAGACACCTATTGAGTATTCATTAAATAAAATCTAAGAAAATGTCGAGAGAAAAGAAAATCTATGCGGATCAAGATCCAAACTGGGAAGGAAAGGATCTAAAATATTGGAAATTAGGGTTTCCTAGGTGGTGGAATCCAGTGTTCTGGTTAACGGTTATAATGTTCCCTATTATAGCAGGGGGTTATGGGTTTATACAACACACATATGCTTTAATAATGGAGATCAAGAGGTTCTTCCATAATTACAAGATATGACCGAAAGCCTTCAAGAATGGCTTGCGACTAACCAAATATCTTACCGTGAAATAGACAATGAGGTCTTCGAGATAGAAGGCTTCGGCAAGCTATTTATCAATGATTTAACTGAGGTTGAATCCATTTTCAGAAAAGACAATAATGGAGAGACCATATTTAATATCATGTCAACCAAGACCGAATTGATAGAGCAAGAAGTATTCTATACATGCTTCCAGTTCGGGGATAATTGGTACTACTTTGACATGAGGGGAGAGTTCAGGTTGAATATACTGAAATACATAGGTAAGAGGCTCCCGACCATACATAGCACAGGATTTGTCAACCTAGGTATCCACACGCCATTCGAGCTATTGAATGGTTCTTTCCAGATTTCAGACTGGATTAGGAAAGCCAAGTATCTGGGGCAAAACGCTATCGGTATCTGCGATAAGAATACGATGGCTGGAACGTTGGTACTCCAGAAGGAATGCCAAAAGGAAGGTCTTGGCTTTGTGATCGGATACACCTTGGACATGCGATACAAGGAAGACATCATCCCTATAAAGGTATATTGCCAAACAAACGAGGGGTTGTCCAACCTCCTACGTATCCAGAAAGAGATCAACGTGGATAGCGAGAACAAGACCCTTTCTTTCTCCAACCTACAAAGATATTGTAAGGGGAACGTGATCGTATTGGGGACATTGGCCGTGTACTGGATGTTCGACAATATCAACTTGATAAAAGCCTTAAACAAGGTCTCTAAGGTCTATTATCAAGTTGACCTTACCGAATTCAAGGCTGACAGGTTCGATAAGGCATATCTGGAGGCGTTAAAGTTCTTCTATGATAAAGAGACATTTGTTCCTCCTGTCCTTATTTGCGACAACTACTATCTGGACAAGGATGACGCAAAGAACAAGATCATATTGAACAAGATCTCGGATGGTGCCGCTCATATGCAAAGTGATGAGCAATATTTCAAAGATCTGGATGAGCACTATAAGGTGATAGACCAACTATTCAGAGACGAATGGGATAAATGGGAAATATTCACTGAGATGTGTAACAATACGATCAAAATAACCGAAGGAGCGAAAGCGGCTTACGAGACCACCAGAAACTTTATGCCTCAATATGATATGACCCCAGAGGAACGAGAGAAATATGGAGACAGGCACAACATGTTCAACCAGATCATAGAGGAAGGTTTTAAAAAGCTCGTTCCTAAAGGGAAGGAAGAGGAATATCGCAAAAGGGTTGAATATGAGAAATATGTCATTGAATCAACCAATAATATCGATTATTTTCTCGTACAATATGATACGGTGAACTGGGCCAACGAACAAGGGATCATGACAGGTATCTCCCGTGGTTCCGGAGGCGGGTGTCTCCTGCTCTATTTAATGGGTATCACCAAGCTTGACCCATTGAAGTATAACTTGATCTTTGAGAGATTCTTGCTTCCAGACCGCTCAGGTTTATACGAGGCCAACACGACCGTTATACAAGGCAAGATAGAGTCGAAAGAATACGTAGAAATATCAATGAATGGAAAAACTTACTCGTTTGATCGAGACGCAAAATTCTTGGTCAAGCGAGGAGATGAAGAGATAGAGGTCTACGCCGATGAGCTAATGACGAACGATGATATAATATTTGACAACAGGGATTTAATATGGACTATTAACGAGTTATGAATATAAATTTAGACGATAACCAGAAAATGAAAGAGGCATACGACTTGGTATGCAACACGAATGAGAATGTATTTATCACGGGCAAGGCAGGAACAGGAAAAACCACGTTGCTTCATTATTTACAAGAGAATTGTGACAAGAATATCACGGTGGTAGCTCCTACCGGTATAGCCGCAATCAATGCGGGAGGAACGACCATACATTCACAGTTCGGTATCCCGTTTGGTCCGTTTAGGCCCAATATCGTAGGAAAGAACGTTTATCCGGGGTTAGATAGCTACGCATTACGACCAGACAAGATCGACGTATTGAAAAATATGGATACCTTGATTATTGATGAGATCAGTATGGTTAGGGCAGATTTGTTGGACGCTATCAATGATATCTTATGTGTCCATCGTCATTGCAACAATAAGATGTTCGGAGGCGTGCAAGTGGTCATGTTCGGTGATCTTTACCAGTTAAGCCCAATTATCAACAAAGAGGAAGAAGAGATACTGAAAGATCTATATCAATCATACTATTTCTTTGATTCTTGGGCGTTAAAGCTTAGTGGATTCAAGATGATTGAACTGGATAAAATCTACCGGCAAAAAGATCCCGTATTCATTAATATTTTGAACGAGGTAAGGTCTGGAGTTATCTCCAAGGATAATTACGATATCCTCAAGAAGAAATGCCAACCACGATTCAAGTCGGAAGAGAACATGATTACGGTTTGCTCGCATAACTCAAAGGCAGACAAGATCAACTCAAAGGAACTGGAAAAATTGAAAACCAAGGAATATGTCTTTAACTGCAACGTAGAAGGAGAGTTTGGAAAAAATTCCATCCCTTGCGATATGATCCTAAGATTGAAGGAAGGAGCACAAGTGATGTTCTTAGTTAATGATCCAGAAGGTAGATATTGCAATGGTACGATTGGTACGATAGAATATCTAAAACCCAATCCAGACACCAAGGAGTTTGATATAGTGGTAAAACTGGAGGATGGACACAGCATAGAGGTTAAACCACACACATGGGACAATAATAAATTTACCCATGACGCAGATTCAGGCAAGATCAAGCGTGAGTCCATAGGCAAATGTACCCAGATCCCATTACGGTTAGCTTGGGGTATCACGATCCACAAGTCACAAGGATTGACATTTGACAAGGTGATCGTTGACGCTGGAAGATCATTCGCTGACGGACAGATTTATGTGGCCTTATCCAGATGTCGATCTCTTGAGAATATGCACCTTATCTCCATGTTCAGTCAAGATCAGATCAGATGTGACAGGAAGATCGTCAAATTCATGAGAACAAAAAGAAACGAACAACAAACAAAAACAGAAAAGAATGAAACCAATTAAATTAACAAGTGGGGTTTATAGAATTAAAGACATTAAATGCAGTTCCTCTTCCAAGTTTTATAGAAATCTAAAAGTTGGAACAAAAGTTCGATTTGAGTTAGAAATGGGAGTGATCGAAAAAACCAGCCAGATAACTATCTATAACCTAACAAACAATACGTCATATGTATCTCCTGCACACAAGGTCAGATCAGTATTTTGGAAGTTTAATCTAGAAGAGGTTTTACCATAATAAATTACAGCTAAAATGAGAATTAATAATATAGTAATTAAGAAAATATCCACGGCAAGATCAGTTATCGATTGTAACATTGGCAGAGGTTATCGGCAAGGGGAGTCAGGTTCACTCCCCGATGTCTGACGGTGGACATCGATTACCAGTCCGACCGTAGGCAGGAAGTGAAGGAATACCTTGAACGCAGATATAATAAGAACGGTCTCCAGCGTGTATTCAGCGCTGGAACCTTCACGACAATGAAATTGAAAGCCGTGTTGAAAGATGTGGCGAGGATTCATAACGTACCCGTGTACGAGGTGAATTACATCAACAAGATCATTGATGATGATTCCATGGACTACACCGGGTTGTTCCAGCTAGCCTATACGAACAAGAGGGTCAAGGAATTTATCATGAATTATCCGCAAGTCATAGAGGATATCAGGACATTGATGGGACAACCTCGCTCCTCTTCCATTCACGCCTCAGCTATCATCATCACGCCAGAGACAAAGGATGGCAAGAAGATGGAATGCTTCGATTATCTCCCGATCAAGAAGATCGATGACATACTGGTATCCGAGATCGATGGGTATTCGATTGATGACATCGGGCTTCTTAAAAATGACTGTCTTGGTATCAAGGAGTTAACCAAGTTTCAGAAGACACGAGATTTGGTTGTTAAGGAATATGGTGATCCTACGACATTTCTGGATATTATCACAAACAAGCTGGAGGATGAGAAAGCTTACAAGTTATTCACCAATGGTTTTACGCAGAACATCTTCCAGTTCGGATCGGCTGGAATGACCAAGTTCGTGATGGAGATGAAGCCAACCTGTATTCATGATCTTATAGCAGCTAATGCTTTGTTCCGTCCAGCAACCATCGAATCAAAGTCAACCGAGAATTATGTAGCCTATAAAAACAGAGAAAAGGAACCTGCTTATTTATGGGGAACTTACGAAATTATGAAAGAAACATTCTCTTTACTTGTATATCAAGAGCAATTGTGTCAAATAGCTCAAGATATTGGAGGTTTTTCATTAGCAGAAGGTGTACATCTTGTCAAATTTATTAGCAAGAAAAAAGTAGATAAGATTTTAGCCATGAAAGGTAAGTTTATCGAAGGAGCAAAAAATAAGGGTTGCCCCAAAGAGGATATTGAGGCTTTATGGCACATGATAGAATCTGGAGGAAGCTATCTATTCAATAAATCGCATTCTACAGCATACGCTCTTACAGCCTATCTAGGAGCATGGTATAAAGCCAATTACCCAACAGCATTTTATACTGTAGCTCTGGAATACGCCAAAGATGAGAACATTTCCTCATTGATGGCCGAGATGGAGCAAGCTTCATCCTGTAAGATCGTTCATCCAGATATCAACGTTTCCGGGGTGGAATTTGAGACCGATTACAAGAAAAACGAGATCTATTGGTCATTATCAAGGATCAAGTTTGTCGGGACAGAAAGCGTAAACTTGATAGTCAATGAGAGAGAGAAGAACGGTCCGTACTCTTCCATCGAGGATTTCTGCAAACGTATTTTCCGGAAAAAACTATTGAAGCTACCCGGAGAAGAGAGGTGCCCGGTAAACTCACGACAAATCAAGAACTTGATCCTAGCGGGTTGCTTTGACAAGGTAGAGGGGATTTTATCGGTGCTGGAACGATACGCTGCCTTGGAGAAAGCGGCTGGTATACTAGGATTCGAGGTCTCGGAGACAGATTTTCCACCAGAAAAGATATCGCAACATTATTTCTGGTCAATGTTACAAATCTCTATCAGTGGTATAGGTAGTGTTGACTATAGAAGGGTATTCGATAACTCTGAGTTCAAGACAAAGCTAAGGGGAGCGAGTTATAAGGATATCGGACGTTGCTTCCAGCCCGATATGGACGGTAAGAAAGCGGCTATTTGCGCAACGGTAGTAGAATTCAAGGAAAAGAGTTTCGAGGATAAAGAAAAGAAGAAAAAGAACTTCGGTGTACAGACGCTCCAACAGAACACGGAGACAATAGAGCTGATAGTATGGCCAGAAAACTATGAGACAATGAAGTCACAACTTATAAACGCAAAGGACCACATCCTTCTTATGAGTTGTATGGTAAAATGGAGTAATTTCTCCAATCAAAACGGATTACAAGATTACAAAGGTTCAATTTTAGAAATTATTTAAAGTATGTCGAAAAACAAGAGAAGAATGAGATTGTCCGAGGATGATCTATTAGTCGTGTTAAGCATGAGGGGGTATGATTTATATAATAACCCCTACAAGTACAGCGTTGATTCTCAGTCAACGTACAGATTAACCTTAAGTCGTGAAGAAGAGGACGTTGTAGCTAAAGACCGAGTAAGAAGAGCCTTTAACCAAAGTGAGGACGCTGCAAAAATCGTGAACGCAAGCCTCCAGCATATCTATCAAGATTACACGGTAATGGTTACGTTGAAAAACAAGATATCGGGTGATACAGTAAGCTTTTCAGTGCTTAACGAATGAAACCAATTGTCATCTGTATTGTCGGAGCGTCCGGAAGCGGCAAGACACATATGAGTAAATTTTTATATGAGGGTTTCGGAATACCCATGGTAGTATCAATGACAACGAGACCCAAGAGACGAAACGAAGTAGACGGCATAGACCACAAATTCGTATCAAAACAAGTTCTAGAGAAAGAAAAAAAAGCGGATAATATATTGGCGTACACCAAATATGGAGATCATGAGTATTGCGCCCTTCACAGCGATATCAAAGATAAACCGATCTGTTCTTATGTGATAGATGAAGTCGGGTTAGAATATATAACCCTTCACTTCTCACATTTGTACACCATTATCGCTATCTATGTGGAAAGAAGTCTGGAGAACAGAAAGCTAAGTGGCGTTAGCATAGAGCGTCTGCATAGGGACAAGAAAAGATATACTCTTCCACCGGAATATTACGATGTGATTATAGATAATAATGGAACCCTTGGTGATTTCGAGGAGAATATCATCAAGGTTATGTCAAACAAAAACAACCAAAAATATTACGAGATAGATGGCAACAGCGAAGAACAAACAGCAGATATACACCGCATGTGTACTAGATACGGAAACAGGCGGGTTAGACGCAAGTAAATGCGCCATTACCCAACTCTCCTGCCAGATGGTGAGATTGGATACCTATGAGATAATCGGCGTGTTCGATGAGTATATAAAACCATACCCTAAAGGAGACTTCCATATCAATACCAACAAAACTCTTAGAAAGAAAAGAGAGATCGAGAAAGAGGAAAGCGCCTATTTCGAGTATAACCCACAAGCATTGAAAGTAACCGGGTTGTCAGTCGATTTTTTAAATAAGAATGGGAAGGATATAAATGAGGTAGCTGATAGCATCATTAGTTTTATCAAGAAATGCACGTTAGGAACATCAAAGGTTTACAAGCCTATCCTAGTAGGTCATAATATACCGTTTGACTTGAATTTCCTCTTTCATTTTTTTATCTATACCGGAAAGATGAAAGAGTTTTCTGACGTATTCAATGGTACTGAGGATATTTTTGGTAACTTCCACCCTCAGATGATAGACACCATGACTCTTAGCAGGATGGCATTTGCCGATGATCCGGAGGTTACGACCTATAAACTGGGAAGCTTGACAGAGATAATGGGGATCGAATTGGTTGACGCTCATTCCTCCATGGCTGATGTCGAGGCTACCAATGGATTGTTTACTATATTCTCTAACAGGATGAGATGTGGGTCAGTGGGAGATGATTCAGGATTGATTAAGCAAGCGGAAAAAACAAGGGTACATTTTAAGATATGATAGAAGAACAAGTGACATTTAAAGCGCATTCGGACAAGATGTGCTATGGGGTATCGGGTGATAATGAAGAGATGCTGGTGGAGATATCAGGGTACGACCTCAATACGAGGTTCAATCTGGACAAGATCAATTCTCTGGAGGACGCTGAGAACGCTTGTGCGGCTCTATCAAACGTGTTTTTCAAGGCTTTATGCGAGCAATTGCTTATAGAGAGCCAGAAGAACAAAAACAATAAATAGTATATATTTCTATTCTTTTTAAAGGGAGGTAACATAGCAGCTATCTCCCTTTTTATATTAATAAAACCAAAACTTAAAAGAATGAGCAATAATAGAGAAACGATACGAATACCTACCATTCAAGGCAATAAGGTATTGCAACAACAAATAAAATCTGAGTTCGCTCCTATGCCCCCGCAAGCCATGTTAACAGAGAAAGAGGAGTTGTTCTGTCAACTATTCTGTAACGGAGGGAAAAGATTCGCAGGAAACCAAGTAGAGACATACAAGCAAGTATTTGGAGACAAAGAGAATAACAAGTTGATGATCGAATCCAATAAATTGTTGACCTCCCCAACCGTAACGTCCAGAATCAAGGATATCATGACAAACAAGATGGAGAATGAGTCCTACGCAAAAGTAAGGGTGCTTGAGACATTGTTCGCTATCATGGATGAGACTAGGGAAGCGAAATATAAAGACAAATGGGGCGTATCCCTATCCCCTGCCCCATTACGGGCGGTGTCAGTTAACGCAGCTAAAGCTATAGCGGATATATATGGATTCAAGGCTGGAGGCGAGACTGGCGTGACAATTAATGGAGAGAATAACGTAACCTTTAACGTAATAGTACCAAACAAGAATGTATAAACCAACCCCTAAGCAAACCGAACGAGGTCTATATATATTAATAGTCGTACTTTTAATAATCTATGGCATATGGAACTCAGAGATAGCGATCCCCCTAGTAAAAGCTTTTTCAGAAGCCATGCAAATCATTATATCAACAACTCCTACAATTATTATGTCTACATGAAAAATTTAATCATGAATAACCTTCGTCTGGTTATAACTATCATATGTTTTCTTATAACGCTATATATCCAGCATATTGAGAACATGAATAAGCTTCAAGAATTAGATCATAGGTATAAGACATTGGAGATAAAAGTGGATGATCAATATAAAAAGATAGATGCCATTAAACTGGATAAATCAGTCTTCGAGGCGACCATGATCCAAGTAACAGCGATACGAGACGATATCAAAGAAATAAGATCAGATATTAAATCCATATTAAGGGAAAATTAATTCATAAAAAGAGCTATCAATATTTGGTAGTTCTTTTTTTATTTTATACTTTTGCATTATTCTAATGAGAGCAAAATCTACGCTCACCCTATTTATATATTATCAATAATATTAATACTTAATAGCATAATACACCGTTTTTTATTCGCTGTATTATTATTATCATTATCCATATCAAGTTCAAAAAGCGAATACAATCATATACATTATTATACTGAGAATGATCTATTCAACCATGCCGTAGAGTTCATCATCAATCATGAGGGATGGCATGGTAAGGATCATCACCCTTTTGTGGGATATGGCCACAAACTAACCAAGGAGGATAGATTCAATCATAATATTTCCCACTCTTTCGCAAGGGAACTTGTGATAAAAGATCTCAAACAAAAATGCTCGGTATTCAAGGAATTCGGAAAGGACTCCTTGCTTCTAGGGATACTGGCTTATAACGTGGGAGAAGGGAATGTCAGAAGATCGGAAATGATCAAAAAGATAAGATCCGGTAACAGATCGATCTATGAGAACTATGTCAGCTTTTGCAAGGTCAATGGTAAGATAGTTCCCTCAATCAGAAATAGAAGGATAAAAGAGTACAAACAATTTTTCAATAAAACAAAAATAACAAGGAATGGATTTAAAAGTAAATGATGTGGTAATCATCGATGAGATCCCGGATAAGGATTTGAATTTTCTGTCTGGAAGATTGGGGATTATAACCCAAGTATTAAACAGCCCGGCACGCAAGTCTAGGGGTTATATCGTGAGAGTTGTCGGCTTAGGGGAAGAGTTCGAGCAAGAGTGGTTCATCGATATTCAGTACGTTAAACCAAATAATCAATAGAATATGTATATAACAACACAAATTGTAAAAGCTGTTCCAATGACAGCGTATGAATACCAAATATCCCAAGGATATGAAGGATGTGAGGATCTTGAGAATATTAACGGATACAAAATAACCGATGATGATGGGGTAATGGAATGGATCTGTGAGTATGAGTTTAAAAAGAGATATAGGGGTATCATGGGGCAAATGACTTTCGGGGATGCGATAGAGTATCTGAAGAAGGGATGCTTGGTTACAAGAAAAGGATGGAATGGCAAAGGCATGTACCTATTTATTAGACCAGAGGATACTCTTCCACTGGAAACAATCGTAAAGGCCAAGTCATTACCAGACGCATTCAAGGATAAGGTTCTCGAAAACCCAAATACGGAATCAGTAAAGTTTGGAGCCTATATTTGCATGAAATGCGCGGATGGTTCTATATGCAACGGTTGGTTAGCGTCACAGACCGACATGTTAAGCAATGACTGGATGTTAGTCTTAACCAAAGATCATGAATAGACTTTTAGTGCTAGGAATATTTATCAGCACCATACTAAATATTTGGCTTTTTACCGATCGAGGCAAATTAATCGAGTCTAGGGATAAATACCAGCAAAACACCGAGACTCTCTTGGCTGATATACGCCAATACAAACTAGACTCAACAAGAAGCGCAACAGAGACCTCAAGATTACAGTTGACCATAGAGGAATACAAGAAGTACAGGGAGGAAGACACGAAAATCATAAGAGATCTAGGAATAAACATAAAAAGGCTGAAGGCTTCCCTCCAACATCAAGTGTCGATAGATGTACCTATCGATGTGCCCGTAAGAGATAGCATCATTTACAGAGACTCGCTTATCAAGGTTCCATCGATCAAGTTATCCAATAAATACGTAAGCATAGATGCTACAATCGAAAATAACACGTTGAAAGGATATATGTCACTGAATGTATGGCTGAAGCAGTTTGTATACATAGAGCCAAAACACAAGTTCCTTTGGTTTAGGTGGGGGATTAAAGGGATCAATCAAGTAATCATCTCAGATAACCCATATGTAAAAATCAATTATTCAGAATTTATAGAAATCAGTAAAAAATAAAGAAGTATGTTAGAAAAAGTATTGTTTTGGAGGGTAAACTCAACAACTCTGACCTCCGACCTTAATTCGGTAAACAACGTATTCATCAAGTTGATAACCAAACTAGAAAAGATCCGAAAGCGTCTTTCAGTTGCCTCGGAGAAAAACCAACAACAAATTACCAAACTCCAGATCGAGAGAGACAAGTTATCCGTGATCGATCGTGATATTCAAACTCAAATCGAGAAATACGAAGGGATGATAGTATAGAGTTAAAGGGGCGTTAAGCCCCTTTGTCGTTAATAGACTATTCTTAATAAAAACCAAAACACGATACAAATGGGATACAAAACTTTAGTCCCTCCCAAGGACTTAAAAATCAATTTCTCCCCTTCGCCAAAACAATTCGAGCTATGGAAAGCGTTACAGCCAGAATGTCATATATGCGGTGGAGAAATAAAGAACGTATATATAGGAACAGACGATCATGGGAATAAACAGTATGTTCCTGAATGCTCATCATGTGGTAATAGGAACATCCCCCAGATGATTCTCGGAGGAGGAGCGGCTGGAGGAGGCAAGGCACAACCTTATTCAGCCAAGATACTTACGCCGGAAGGATGGATAACGATGGGTGACGTTAAGATAGGAACAGTAGTGTCAACCCCAGATGGAAAGACCGCCAAGGTGATAGCCATTCATGAGCAAGGAATGAAAAAGGTAAACAAGGTCATTACCAGTGATGGGTGCTCCACCGAATGCTGTGATGATCACTTATGGAAGGTGTATTACAAAAAAAGAGACAGGGCATGGGTTCGAGGTGGATTTGACGAGAGAATAATGGATACGGCTACCATCAGAAAGAGATTAAGAAATGGGAACTTGGCTTTTCTCCCTGTTGTAACCGAGCAAGAGTTCGGTGATAAGTTCGATAACTATATGACCGCTTACTCTTGGGGGTATTACATCAGAAACATCATGCCTGATCCTAATAATTTCAAAAGATCAAATCGCACCGAGATCCCGCAAGAACTGGTCATCTCCAGCCTTGAGGACAGAAAAAATTTCTTGAGAGGATTGCTTAAGGAAGTAATTATAAGGAGTACCGGCAAATATGAGTTCATGAGCCGATCGGAGAAATTCGCCAATCAGTTACAGGATATCCTTAGAAGTATTGGAGCCATAGCTACCGTAGTCAAGAGTAAGGGGAAAGGTAGAATTATAAAATATTTCGTCCGCTTCTCATTCGATCCAAGGATAAATAAAATGACAAAACCGACAACCACGCCAGCTCATAGGAGATATATACGAAGCGTGATCGAGTTGGACGAGCATAAGGAATGCAGGTGCATAACGCTTGACAGCGATGACCAATTATATATCACCGATGATTTTCTTGTCACCCATAACTCATATATTGGTAGCGCATGGCTGGTGAGCAGTTGCATGAGGTTCCCCAATATACGAGCCGTGGTAGCACGTAAGACTATCAAGTCTCTGAAGGAATCAACGTTTGTTACCATTAAGAAAGTAATGAAGGAATGGGGATTGAAAGAGGATGAGAATTTCTGCATAAACAATATAGAGGGAACGATAACTTTCTGGAACGAGTCTGTTATCATGATGAAGGAGATGGCCGATCTTCCAGCGGACTTGGATTTTTCCCGTTTTGGTTCTATGGAGGCTACCTTGGTTTTCGTTGACGAGGCATCCGAGATTTCAGAAAGGGCGGCAGACGTTATGTTCTCCCGTATTCGTTGGAAAACATCGGAGACATTCAAGACTCCCAAGATGTTCTTGTCTTGTAACCCGGCGGCATGTTGGTTGCGAGATAGGTTCGTACAGGACAATGATGGTAATCCTGTGAAGTGCAGGGATGGCGAGGTATTTATTAGGTTCTCTATATTCGATAATCCGGATGAGAGTTTCCGACAGATATACGAGTCTTCGCTGAATAAGATCAAGGATAACGCAACAAGGGAACGTCTTCTGTATGGAAACTGGGATTTCGTTGAGGCCAATGAAATGGCGCTATACAAAAGCTTCTCGGGTGACAAGCATTTGATCCAGAGCTTGAAAGAGAATATATATGATCCGATGAAACCATTGATCCTAGGATTCGACTTCAACGTATTTCCGCACATGACATGCGAGGCCGTACAAATCGATTGGGAGAATAAGAACGTGTATTTTTTGGAGGAATTTCTTGGGAGGCCAGAGGAGAAACTTAACAATACCCCTAAGTTTGCCCAGTACGTAAAGGATAAGTTATTGGAATCAAAACATATCGGAGGAGTGGTATTGACGGGAGACCCAGCTGGATTGGCCAGAAACACACAAACCGAGGATGGCGTAAACAATTTCACCATTATCCAGTCTTGCATGAATAACACCATATTAAGACCAAAACAGAACATACTAGCCAAGCAACCACCTCAGAAGAACCGTGTTGATTGGATCAATGAGTTATTCGATGGTCTGGATGGGTGGAATATTTATATTGACCTAAGATGCAGGAAATTGACCGAGGATTTGGTCTATCAGATCAGAAATGAGGATGGAACAAAGAACAAGCAGAAGGTCACTGATCCAAAGACAAAGGTCAGATATGAGAAATATGGTCACTGTTTCGCCGCTGGAACGATGATAACCACTAAGAAGGGAAAAATACCTATAGAAAATGTAAATGTTGGCGATTACGTATTGACAAGAGAAGGATACAAGAAAGTAACTTTCTCAGGGGTAACAGGGAAGAACGTAATGGTTAAGGATTACTCCATAGGGGATACAAATATTACTTGCACTCCAGACCATCCTTTCTATACAATAGAGGATGGCTTTACAGAAATAGATAAGATAACACAAAAAACATTTATAGTATGCGAGAAGGCAGAGAAACCATCATATATGATGGATACAAATTTCATAGATACAAACAAGCCAAACAAGAGTCTGACAGAAGATATTATAGAGGGTGGGTCGATATCAATGAGAAAATCACAAAAACATACCTTCATAGATATGTTTGGGAAAAATATAATGGAAGTATCCCAAAGGGGTTCCATATCCACCATATTGATGGGAATTTTTCCAATAATGACATATCGAACCTTGAATGCAAAGAAAGATCAACTCATCTATCAGATCATCAAATTCATAAATCGGAAAGGCTTAAAGAAATCGCTATTAAAACCCTTCTTGAAAACAGCTATAAGGCATCAGAATGGCACAAATCGGAAGAAGGAAGAAAATGGCATAGAGAACATGCTCAAAAAGCATTATTCGGAGAAGAAAGAACAATTATATGTGAAGGGTGTGGAAAGGAGTTTACTACAAGATGTAAGATTAAAGTCAAATATTGTTCAAGAAGATGTAAGAACAGAATCAACGCAAGAATATTATATCAAAGAAAAAAAGAAACTCTTTGTAAGGAAATCAAATGAAAGGATTATAGATAAAGTCTATGACATTACGGTAGAAGATCTGCATGAATTTTTTGCGAATGGTATATTGGTTCATAATTGCACAGATGTCGCTGACTATGTCCTCTGCACCTTCCTATCAAAAAGCTGGCTAAAATACCAACGGGGAGGACAATCCGGAACCGTATTAACAACATCAACAATTAAACCGCAATTCAGTTATTAAATGGAAAACAACAGATTTTTATTGGATAATGATTATTTAGAGATAATCACCAAGGAGGCCCTAGATCAAATGATTCAACCGGGAAACGAGCATAAATTCATCAAAGCTGAGGAATCCGCAGAGATGTCTATATTGGAGAATCTAGTGGAGAATTATGAGATAGAGAACGAGTTAATGAAAGGCAAGGCTATCAGGAAGTACGATAGAAGGATTAACTATCCTGTAGGCGCATATATCCAGTACGAGGACAATATCTACAAGGTGATCCGTTCTATCAGTGGCTATAAGGTTCCCACCGACAAAATTTATTGGGAAGAGTCAATCGAGATCCAAGAACTTATCAACGCTGATCCTTATTCCCAACTAATGACCTATCGACCGGGAGATTTGGTTTGTTACAATGGGATAGTTTTCGAATGTTTGGAGGAGAATGGCTATGAGTTTGGCAATATCAGGATTCCATTATCTAGGTGCTGGGAAAGGATAGAACCATCGGAATGGACTCCTACCCCATTCCAGCTATACGATCCGGTAAGCTATAACGGAAAGTTCTATCAACTGTATGAGCTGGCCGATTACGATGAGACAATATCGCCAGACTCGTTACCTCAATGCTGGGGAGAGATATTGCCGTATGACGCAAACTATAATGGGTATGAGTTATCGCCACATGAATTCGTGGTCTACGATGGAAAGGTATTCTATCCTACGTTGAACGTAAATAGCGATATTCCAGAGATAGGAAAGAACTTAGTACTGGAAGACCCCAGACATAAGAATATTAAAAAGCACATGGTCAGATTAGCCCTTTACGAGCTGACCAAGAACATTTCTCCCAATAATGTATCCATTACTAGGTCAAACGATTACGAGATCTCTATGGCTTGGTTAAAGGACGCAAATAGGTTGAAGATCAACCCTATGATTCCAAGAAAAACAGATAATACCGGCCAACCAGCTACGGATTGGGGAGTAGCCACTTTCCAGAAGTCATACGATCCCTACTTGAATCCTTGGCAAGTATAATAAGAAAGAACGTCCACCGAATATCTAGAATGGTGGACGTTCAACCTTAACTATATTGCCGATACTTAACCGACAAACTTGAGAGAGAACAGCTCATGATATAGCCCACTTTACACCCCGATATCGCAGGGTTGCTACGGCCTTTTCCGGTTGAGGGGGTGGAGGCTTGTGGGACTGGTAAAAAAGGACCGAAAATCTCACACGTGATTATATTAATCACCATGGATTTAATGAGGGAGAGACTCTGATACTACCCCCCGAAACAGGAACGTCCCGACTCCAATCTGCACGGCAAACTTGCATTAAATATTTGTTGTAAACATTTAATGGTTTAGAGCCTAATATAAATGGCAGCGGTATTGTATTGACAAATGCTATTGATAATGCTCTCCCAATTGGTGTGCTTTCATCATATTCCCAATCCCGTAAAATCGCAATATCCATTTCTCCTGCAACATTCATTAAAAAATGTCCCTCTTTGCTTATTGCATCATCTGGATAATGAGGATATACAACTAGGTCTGGGACTCCTGTTACTCTAAAATTAACATTATCTGCATTTAACTGCTCGGCCATTTTTTTATACGATTCAGGTGTTGCTGTACTCCTTTCTACAGATGCACGTCGCCCAGACATAAAGCCATAATCTTTTGTGGTATTATCAAACACATGTGACAAACCTTCACTATGTGTAAAACCATGAGCAGCGAATAGCAAAACATTCTTTTTTGTTAAAATAGTCTCAAGTTTTCCCTTTCCAATAGAAAATCCATTAAATGACACATTTAAGTCAACTAGTTTACCTCCTGCTATAAAAGGAGATGGTTCACCTTCCCCTCTTAAAAATAGTCTGTCCGATTTAAATTCAGACACTACTTTATTAGCGTTCTTCTTTAGGTATTCAACTGCTTCAATATTCGACAAAGTGTTTAATACCTGCTCCTTTGTTTGTTTTGGATGTAATGTTCTACCCTTTTGCATAGCTTCTCTCTCTAAAACATTCCACACTTGTTGTAATGTACGGTTTTCCGTTCGAGAAGTTTCACCTATAAAGTTAGTCACTTCTTTCTTATAATGACATTGATATTCTAACGGTAACAAATTATATATTACTGGAAGGTCTTCTTGCGCAACTCTCTGAATAGGTAAATGGGTTACATTATTTTTTATTCTATTCGCTAATAAATTATCAGAAAAAAACTCTATTCCCGTTCTTATATTATTGGTAGAACTAGACTTATCATCTTTCTTTTGGATGGAATATATCGCATTAGCTTGATTTGCAGTTATACACCTATTATCAACAATACACCCACCACCTTTTGGTGACTGTATTACCCGGGAAGTAACCTCTTTCTGTTGTCTCTCCGCTTTCATGATCAATCAATTTAAGGATTTAAACTATTCTTTCTCTTTCGCCTCTTTATCTGGATCAAGCCCAGCCTCTTTCATGAACTTGGCAGCAGCTTTCGCTTGTTCCGATTGAATCTCTATACATGCTTCCAAGAGGCCTCCGATAATATTATCGAAAGGAAGTGATTGCAACGCATTGGTCGTAACCTGTGAGGGAGCAGGATCTTTCGCCATAGTGATTACTTTTAAGGATTTCCCAAATATAGGTAATTATTTGAGATGTTATGAGTTTTTTGAGGAGAAAGATATAAAGATATCCATAAATATCTAGCTAAATATATATCCTATACATCGTAAGTTTATAGAACAGATATAGCCTCTGCCATAAACTTTTCTGATTCTATTTCTACCAGAGTATCATTTTTTCTATAAGCACCATCTTTTATTATATATACCTTTCTCAAGTTTGTTTTATCCTTTATCCATTCATAATATGGCTTTAAATGATTTGCTATTTGGTCCACTTTTGTATTATAATGTTCAGACAATACTATAACTAAAATCCCTGTATTATTTCCATGCAAGAAATGAGCCGCCTTTATCATACATCCTATAAACATCTTACGATTGGTCGAACATTCTGATTCAAGAATAACATAATCATGCCCTTTCTGTAACACACAATCAGGCTTGTATCCCTTTTCTAGTTCTCCGCCATTCATTACTACAGTATAATTCCTATACTGGTGTTCTAATTTTTTAAATTGTCTATCTGGTATCATAGCAATTAGATTAATAGTACATATATAGCAAATAAAATCTAGTGATATTGACAAAACATCTTACAAAAGCATCAGAATAACACTATCCAGACGTTCATAAATCTTAATCATGTAATCTTGAAAATTTCCGTTTCCAGATGTAATCGCATGAGAAATATCGATCCGTTACCTACTGGATCGTATATTATCCAACAGATAGTTCAATTTTCATCGGTTTGGATATGTATCTTTCAACTGACGATATAAATCGTCTAATCTGTTCTTTATATCATTTTTCTTCGCAAATAAATCAGAAAGACGTTCTTTTATCTGATTTTTTTCCTCAATATATGATCTCCTACTACTTTTAAGGCTATCCATGTGAGCCTGATCACAATATTCCCAAGGACTCCACCTTGAATAAAAGCTTTCTATCTCATCTGAGAAATAAGTAATATTTGATCTGACTCTCTCCATGTCACTTTTTAAACTGTTCATTTCACTATAACATCGATCTAACTCGCCCTTATAATAATCGATATTCGACCTAATATATAGCCTATCTTCATACCTTCCCATAACTATACAATTTAGATTAACTTACAAGTTATTTCTTTCTTTGCTGATACTGATTTTTCAAAATTAACAAATAAATCATCAATAAACTAATTTAACACGATAAAATTCAATCAATAACAATATATTGTTAAACACAAAAACCGCCCCACTTTCACAGGCAGGGCGGCACACGTTAAGACTACGACTTATTAAAACTAGATGATTTTGTCAATATCGCTTATTTATTAAGCCTTTCATAAAGAACAAAATCTATTACCTTCCTATTAAGCTCGTCTATCCTACTCAAATCAGGCTTAATATAGATATCCGTTATAGGCAAAGCAGAAGCATGATTCAAACCTTTAGCTACATCATCGATATCCGCACCAATATCATTCCTTGCTATAGTAGCCCATGAATGGCGGGCTGAATAGAAGGACATCTCTTGATAATCGATATAATCACGAAGAGCGATCATACCTTGTCGTATAGCGGTTCTAAAAGATCTTTCTGAGCTAAAACGATCTCCTATACACAGGAGCCGATCCCCATCTCCGGGATATTTGTAGATAATCTCAAGAGCTTCTGGCTCTAGCTTTATCGAGGTAAAAGCTCTATCCATTCTTCGGTTCATGGTTTTGGTCCGCTCAAATTCCAACCGACCTTTTTTCATATTGGATTTTTTCATCATCATGAAATCAATGGTATTTGTCCCCCTTGTATAAAACGACAGCATAAACATATCTCTTATAAAATTCAAAAGACTTCTGGATGGATTATTGTAATAAGTATCATCCGGAATATTTGCGATCATCCTTATAATCTCCGGAGGTAATGCTTTCTTGTTCGAGATTGGCATGGAAGGCATCTTATATCTCTCGAAAGGGTTGTAAGGAATCACTATCTCTCCAATCTCTGGATTATTGTACTTTGCCCTTATCCGGTTAATGGATGCCTTAAGGTTGGATATATAATTACGGATCGAGGCTGGGGACATTCTTTTATGTTGCAGATATAAGGTATAATCATTGAGGAACTTCAACGTCACCTCGTTGATATTTAAAGAATCTGTCCCCATGAATTTCATCAAAGAAGATCTGGTGGTCAAATAATTGAACTTAGTATTCTCATTGCTTATTTCATTGGCAATATCCAGTATCTCGGCTATAACATCGATGACATGCTTTTGTTCCGCATTGCATAAGTCCACGATTTGTCTCAAACTTTTGCAACCAATCAAGTTCCTAGCCTCAAGATCATTGATCCTAGCTTGGAACTTAACCATGATCTCATTAATAAGATTAAGAGATCGGCAACTCCTAATAGACAAATTCTTAGTTACCTCGTTGGATTTCAGTATAATACCGGTATTATACATATACATCTGCCGCTCTCTAGTGAAGCAGATATAACCCACGTAAGATCCATCAGATCTTTTTTTACTCTTCTGAACGCAAGGATTCAAGTAAATCATATTATAAACTATTAGTTATCAGCTGCTTGCCGAAAGTCCTTTTTGAAGCCTTTTCGGTTATTTTTCGGCAAACAACCATCAATAAATGGGCTAAAATATGATGAAAAACAGAGGTAAAATTAATATACGGTAACTAAAACTTGAATATTTTTACACAAAAACAAGGTTTATATAGAGAGAAATTAAAATTATAAATAGTTGATTTTAAGCAATATAGATATCATTTTCCTGAAAGTTCTCGATGCACTTATAGTCATGT